GGGGCGATCCGCAATTTCGAGAAGATGACCGGGTGCAAGGGCACGGTGATGGATCTCTTCGACGAGCCGCAATATCTCGCCTTCCACGGCAAGGCCCCGCCGGCGGAATGGCGCCCCGCGACGCCGCTGGATATCTGGATGGCCTTCGGGTGCGAGACGCCCGACGTCATGTTTTTGTCGGCACCGTGCAAGGGCTTCTCCGGCCTCCTCGCCGCGGCGCAGAGCGCGACCGACAAATACCAGGCGCTCAACGCCCTGACCCTGCGCGGCATCTGGCTCACGCTCGAGGCGTATAAAGACAATCCGATCCCGATCATCCTTTTCGAGAACGTGCCGAGGATCCAGACGCGCGGCCGATGGCTCCTGGATCAGATTATCGCGCTCCTGCGCGCCTATGGCTACAGCGTCAACGAGGACACGCATGATTGCGGCGTGATCGGCGGGCTCGCGCAGAGCCGCAAGCGCTTCCTCCTCATCGCGCGCCACGCGACCAAGGTGCCGGCGTTCGTCTATCAGCCCGAGCACCACCGCCTTCGCGGCGTCGGCGAGGTTATCGGCAAGCTGCCGCTGCCCGGCGACCCGATCGCGGGACCGATGCACCGCGTCCCCGCGCTGCAATGGAAAACTTGGGTTCGCCTCGCGTTCGTTCCGGCCGGCAAAGACTGGCGCGCGCTCAACGACTATGCGGTCACCGCCGATGGTGTTCTGCAGGATTATGGCATCATGCCGGAGCACGGCTTGCGCGACGGGCAACTCGGCGTCTGCGAATGGACCGAAAGCGCGCCGACGCTCACCACCGCGCGCTCTCCCGGGCAGGGTAAGTTCTCGGTCGCCGATCCGCGCGTCGAGGGATTGCACAATGACGGCCTCGGGGTGCGCGAATGGGAGCAAAATGCCCGCGTCGTCGCGGCGGCGAGCCGTCCAGCGAACGGCGCGCATAGCGTTGCGGATCCGCGCGTGGCGGGGATGCGTGAAACCGGCCTCGGCGTGCATCCCTATGACGACAATACCGGCGTGCTCGGCGGCAAGTCCGGCCCGACCAACGGCGCCTATGCGGTGGCGGACGTGCGGGTCGACGGGCACCCGAAGAGCGTCATGCTCGGCGTGCGCAGCATGGAGAACCACGCCCCGGTCATCAAAGGCGACGTCTCGGTGGGGACCGGCCCCTATGCGATCGCAGATCCTTCGCTTGGGCGCGTCGCTCATTCGAACGTCTATCGCGTCGTCTCGTTCGAAGGGACGGGCGTCGCGGTCACCTCGTCGCGCGACACAGCGGTTGCCGACCCGCGCCCTGAAGCAAAGGAAGGATATACCACGACGAAATACAAGGTGACCCCGATGACGGGCGCCAGCCGCGCGGTGATCGGCGCGTCGACCACCGGGGACGGGGCCTTCGCCGTCGCGGATCCTCGCCCGCAATGGGGCAACCAGCGGCACCGCAATATCCTTCGGGTGACCGGAGAGGGGGAGCACGCCGGCACGATCAGCGGCGCGCGGTCGATCACCGGCGGGGCTGGCGTCGTCGCCGACAGCCGGCGCGAGGCGTTCGACAATGGCGGCCATTATGGCGTCGTCGATTGGGAGGGCCAGAGCGGCGCGGTGCCCGGCTTCGCGAAATACGATCGCGGCCGGTGGAGCGTCGCCGAACCGCGCGACGTGTCGATCGAGGGCGAGAGGATCGGCCTGCCCGAGGCGAACGAGCGCCTCGTCTGCCGCATCATCGCAATGGACGAGACATGGCACCGGCCGTTCACGACGCTCGACCTGGCCGCGCTGCAATCGCTGTTCGACCCCGAGGAGGTTTTCGGGTGCGAGGGCGGCGTCTGGTTCCCGCGGGGCGAGTTCTTCGACCTCGATGCGAGCAGCGACGTGATGAAGCGCGAATGGATCGGCAACGCCGTCCCCGGCGCGGCGGCGCGCGGCATGGCGGAGACCATCGGCGAGGCGATCATCCTCGCTCGCATCGGCGAGACCTTCACCCTCTCGTCCAAGGAAATTTGGGTAAAACCGGGGGCGCTCGCGCTCGCGGTCGACAACCAGCAATACGCTTTTCAACTCGACAGCCAGTAAGGAGACGAAAATTGAACCACCCTGTTCGCACCGGCCGCACCACCGAGGAAATGCCCCGGTTCGCGCTCACCATCTATCAGCCGTGGGCGTCGCTCATCATCGCTGGCGCAAAGCCGTTCGAATTCCGGCCCTATCGCCTGCCCGCGAATTATGTCGGACAGCGCATCATCATCCACGCCGCGGGCAAGAAGCTCGACGTGGCGGAGACGCGCGAGACCCTCTCCCGGCTTATGGCCGGCGGCGAGGTGGCGGCGCGGACGTGCCTCGAGCCCGAGCTCGCAATCCCTGTCCTTCAACAGATACTTGACGACGCCGCGCGCGGTTCGGTCATCAACGGCGTGGCGCTCGGCGAAGCGACCTTCGGCGAGGCGGTGCGCGGCCGGGCGATCGCGGACCATTTCGGCTATCGCGTGGGGCAGCACGATACGAATTGGGGGTGGCCGCTCTCCGATATCAAGGCCTGGCCGGAGCCGATCGTCGCGCGCGGGTTTCAGGGCATTTGGCAATGGGGGCGCGAGAAGTGAGCGACAACAGGGAATTCAAGCGCGGGCTCGCGGAAAAGAAGCTCGCTCGTCTCATCGACGCCGAAATCAAAGAGGCGAGCATCGTCGCAACCCCGAACGCGACCAAGGCTCGCGAGATGGCAAAATATTCCGGTCTCTCCGAGCGCGAATGCCTCGGATATCTTCAATATGGGAGGTGGTAATGGTCGAGCGCAGCCCCGAGGAGATCGCCAAGCGCAAGGCCCGCCAGATGGTCAACGCGGAGGTTCGATATGGACGGATGCCCCCGCCCAACGATCTCCCTTGCGTCGATTGCGGCCATATCTTCGAGACCGATGGGAAGCGGCACGAATATGACCATCACCGCGGATATGAGCCGGAGCATTGGCTCGACGTCGAAGCCGTCTGCGTAAAGTGCCACAAAAAGCGCGACGATCCGAAAGCGAACCAAACTCATTGCGTCAATGGGCACGAGTTCACGCCGGAGAACACATACCTCAAGGGGAACGGGTGCCGAGCTTGTCGAACCTGCATGGCCGATCGCGACCGCCGGCGCGGGCCGCGCGGATCGGAGCATTGGAGGAAGGTCAACGCTGCGCGCAAACAGCGCAGATTAGAGAAGAGGAGCGCATAATGGCTGATAAAACGAATATCGAATGGTGCGACAGCACAGCCTCACTGTGGAAGGGATGCACCAAGGTCTCGTGCGGGTGCGATCTCTGCTATGCCGAGACCCTGTTCGGCACCGAGGGCGCCCGTTTCCGCGACACCGTATGGGGACCGGACGGCGACCGCATCTATATCAAGGCCGGATGGGCGACTATTCGCAAATTTCAGCGGCGCGCAGCGAAAAACGGGGGGATTGACCCCGATTTGGGCCGGAAAAGGCGGATTTTCGTCAATTCGGTGTCGGATATCTTCGACAACCACAAATCTATCATCTGGCGCATGGATTTCTGGAATTTGGTGCGGGAATGCCCCGACCTCATCTTCATTCTGGTCACCAAGCGCCCGATCAACGTCAAACGCATGGTTCCGCCCTTTTTTACGGAGATCGCGAGCCGGATCGTGCTGCTCACGAGCGTCGAGAACCAGGAGTTCGCGAATTTGCGCCTCTGGCACCTCGCGCAGTCGCTCGCGCACATTTCCCCGCCGCTCGCGATCGGTGTCAGCTACGAGCCAGCGCTCGAGCGAATAGATTTCACCAAGATCGCGGTCAAAATCCACAATGGCGAAGGGTTTTTCAACGCGATCACCGGCATGCTGTCGCTCAAGGCGCCGAACGGCGACAGGATGGTTATGTCTCGTCCATCTTTCGGGCCTAAGCCGGCCGCACGCTTCCGGCCGCTCGACTGGATCATCATGGGCGGCGAGAGCGGCAAGGGCTTCCGCGACATGGACGAGCTATGGGCCGTCGACACCCGCGCCGCGGTGCGCGCCGAAAACATGAAGCGGCCGGGTGATATCAACCCCTGCGCCTTCTTCTTCAAACAGATGGCCGGCAAGAAGCCCGTTCCGCCGTATCTGCTCACCCGGGAATTTCCCGCGTCGTTTGAAAGGGCCGCATAATGGGAGGGTCGAAACCGTGCGAGGTGACGGGGTGCAAGATCCCCGCGAAGGTCGGGCAGCTTACGTGCCTTCCGCACTGGCGCAGTCTGCCGCAACGGTTGCAGCGCGACGTCAACGAGACGTGGCGCCACTATCGCCGCGCGCACCGGCCGGAGGCGAAGCTCAAGGCCCTCGGTGAATATCGGAAGGCCCGCGACGCGGCGATCTCGTATATCCTCGATCGGGAGAGCGCAGCATCGCAGGCGGAGCTTTTTTGATGGCACTTGAGCATTTCGTTTCGATCTCCGGCGGGAAGGACAGCACGGCGACGGCATGCCTGGCGATAGAGCGGGCGGAGAAGCGCGACATGCGCCTCCGGTTCCTCTTCGCCGACACCGGCAACGAGCACGATATCACGCTCGAGCATGTCGATTACATCGGCCGCACGCTCGGAATCACTATCGAGACCGTGCGCGCCGATTTCACCGACAAGTTCGCGGCCCGGCGCGCTGCGATGCTCCGCGACTGGCCGAATGAGCTTCGCCGAAAGATGCACACGAGCGAGTGCAAGGCGAAATGCGAAGATCTGGCATATGCGGCCAAGGCGCTCGTGCGCGAGGAGTGCGATTGCCCGATCAAGGTCACCCCCGGCCTGCCGATGGATCTTATCGAGCGCGCCGTCGCGTTGATGCAGCCGACCGGCAACCCCTTTCTCGATATGGCGATGCTTCACGGCCGGTTCCCCGGCTCGGCGTCGCGCTTCTGCACCGACGAGTTGAAGCTCGTCCCTATGGACCTCATCAAAACGCGGTCCAGGACCGGGGAGAACGCCGGCCCCATCATCGAATGGGTTGGCGAGCGCGCGGAGGAGAGCGACGCCCGGGCAAAGAAACCGCACATCGAGATAGAGCATTGCGCCTGGCGAACGCCGGCGATCATCTATCGGCCGATCCACGCCCTCACCGCGCTCGAAGTTTTCGAGATCGCGAAGCGCCACGGCCTGAAACCGAACCCGCTCTATCTTATGGGGATGGGGCGCGTCGGGTGCATGCCGTGCATCATGTGCCAGAAGGAAGAGCTTCGACAGATCGCCATCCGATTCCCCGAGCATATCGCTCGTATCGAAGAGTGGGAGCGCATCGTCGGCGGTGTCGCGCGCCATGCTTATTCCCGCCTCCTCGAGGATGAGAATGCCGAGATTATCTCGTCGTTCCTGCCGACGGACAAGCTGCCGCCGGATCGCTTCGGCAACACGCGCGCGGCGATCCGGCGCGCGGTGGAATGGTCGATGACGGGGCGCGGCGGTCGCAATTTCGACCTCTTGGCGGCGATCGAAGCCGACGAATTGGTCACCGAACCGATGAAATGTAGCAGCCGCTACGGTCTATGTGAGTGAAAGGAGCCGAAATTGTCCAATAAAGTCCGAAAAATCACCGTTATCCGCGTCTGCCCCATCAAACGGCAGATGACCAAGATTTTCGTCCTCCGCGACCCGAAGGTGTTCGCGAAGCTGCTCAACGCGACCGCGATCGCGCAAGCCGAGGTGATGAAGGTCGACAACAAGCCGGTGATCCTCGCTGCCGCCGCCGAAACGCCCCCGATGGCGCCGAAATTCCGCATAAAGGGCTTCGGAGAGGTCGCCGGCACCGCAATCCTGCTCGGATATCACGCCGACCGCGGGTGCAACGTCCCCGTCGACCTCAAATGGGCGGCGCGCATGATCGAATGGATCGACGGATGAGCGGCGAGGGCTCTTTCATAGCGGGCGGGATTCCCTTTTCGCTCAACTCGCCAGGCAGCGAGATCATCGTCACCTCGGGGCCTCCGAGCGACGAGGCAATCGAGGTGGTGGCGAGACGCATGTGCGATTTCCGCGGCCTCAACCCCGACGCGACGGATTATGGATATACCGACCAATTCGGCCCCCATGATAAGCACCAATTCCTCATCCGAAACGGATCGCGCAAGATGATGAAAACCCGCCTCGAGAAGAATTGGCGGCGCTTCTACTATCAGGCCGCCGACGCGCTCATTGCGGCCGGCTGGATGCAGCACGGCTGATGCAAGTTCCCGCGTCCGCGCCAGATCGGCCGGCTCTTCGCTACCACGGCGGCAAGTATATGCTCGCGCCGTGGATCATCTCGCACTTTCCCGCGCACGATATCTATACCGAGGTGTTCGGCGGCGCGGCGAGCGTGCTCCTGCGCAAGCCGAAGGTCTATGCCGAGATCTACAACGACCTCGATGACGAGCTTGTCGACTATTTCCGCATCCTGCGCGATCCGCGCCAGGCCGAAGAGCTTCGGCGCCTCCTCGAGGCGACCCCGTATAGCCGGACGGAATTCGAACAGGCTTACCGGCGCGGACGGACCAAGATGGAGCGCGTGCGCCGCCTCATCGTCCGATCGTTCCAAGGGCACGGCAGCGACGGGCATAACGCCGCGGTCAAAACCGGCTGGCGGATCGCCACGTCGAAGAGCGGCACGAGCCCGCAAACCGATTGGGCGGGTTTCCCGTCGCTCATCCCGATTTTCAGCGAGCGCATGCTCTCGGTCGGGATCGAACGACGGCCGGCGCTCGACGTTCTGCGCAAGCACGATGGCCCGCGGACGCTCCACTATGTCGACCCGCCCTATATGCCCGCCACCCGGTCGGACAAATCGCGCAAGTCGGGCGAGAAATATCACGCCTATAAGCACGAGATGACGACAGAGCAGCACGTCGAGCTTCTCGAATGTCTGCTCGAGCTTGACGGCATGGTTGTGCTTTCCGGCTATTCGCACGAGACCTATGACGAGATGCTAGCCGGGTGGTCGAGATTCGAGAAAGCGGCCCGCGCCGACGGCGGGCGGCTGCGCAGGGAGGTGATATGGCTAAATCCCGCCGCCGCCGAACGCCGTCCGACGCCGTGCCTGTTGGAAGCGCTCGCGAGCAATTGAAGCGTTGCCGCTGCGCAGAATGCGCGGTGGAAGATCGTTACGAAAAGTGGGGCTATTGGCAGATGCGTCTCCTCTAGGCCCGAGAAAGGATGATGATGATCGAACAAGTCGCCGCCGCGCTCCGGCGCGGACGCTTTCGCCGTGGCAGCGAAGCGATATTGCAGAAGGATATCGCCGAGCTGCTCACAAACCTTGTCGGGATCTCGGGCTTCAAAAAAGAGGCCGTCATCGGGGAGCGCGAGCGCATCGACTTTCTGGTCTCCGGCGGGATCGGCATAGAGGCCAAGCTGAAATGGCCGGCGCGCCAGATCTATCGCCAGCTTGAACGCTATGCCGAGAGCGACGCCATCACCGGCATCATCCTCATTTCCGGCACCGCTATGGGCTGTCCCGACAGCATCAACGGCAAGCCGATCTATTTTGTCAGCCTGGGGCTCACCGCAATATGACCGAACGCACTTACGGCGATCTCACTTTCGACACCGAAACGCATAAATGGACCATCACCAATCTTGAGCCGCACGTCGCGATGGCTTTCAAGCGCCTGTTTCCGAAGGTGCCGAAAGCGGTGGACGTGCTCGTCCTGGCCGACAGCGACGAAAACCGGGCGGACCTCGAATGGTTCACCATGCGCTATCCGCTGCGCCACAAATTCACCAATGCCCTGTCGCTCGGCGCGCGCAGGATCGGGAAGCGCATCGCGGAGCGCGGGACCATCCTCGCGCCCGACTGGACGCCGCCCGAGTTCATCGGCTTCAAGGAAGGCGAGGCCCCCTATCTTTATCAGGCGCAGGCCGTCCAAATCGCCCTCAACCAAGGCGCGCTGCTCGTCGGCGATGACGTCGGCCTCGGTAAGACAGAAACGGTGATCGCCGCGGGCGTGATGGGCGCCCCGCTGCCTATGGCGATCGTGGTCAAGCCCGACCTGGCTATCCAGTGGAAACGCCGCGTCGAACGCTTCTGCCATCTGCGCGCGCACATAATCAGCGGCACCCGCCCCTATGATCTCCCGCCGGCGGATATCTATATTTTCAAGTATTCGAACGTCGGCGGCTGGTTCGACATGCTCAAGCATTTGAAGTTCCCGTCCGTCGCATGGGACGAGATCCAGGAGCTTCGCCACGGCGACACGACGGACAAGGGGCGCGCCTCGCGAATGCTCACCGAGTTTTCCAGCTTCCGCATGGCGACGTCCGCAACGCCCACCTATAACTATGGCGACGAGATCCACACCGTCATGTCCTATGTGCAACCCGATCTCTTCGGGCCGCGGGACGATTTCACGCGCGAATGGTGCGGCGGCGGCAAGATCGTCACCGACCCCGACGCGCTCGGCGCGTTCCTCGCGGACAGCGGCTATTTTCTGCGCCGCGACGAGAATGACCCCGCCGTCGATCGCTCCATGCCGCCGCCGAACGTCCTCGATTTCAAGATCGACTGCGATGAGGGCGCGATTGACAAAGAAATGGACGTGCTGCGGATCCTCGCGCTCAAGGTGCTCGAAGGCAGCTTCAACGAGCGCGGGCAGGCGTCGCGCGCGCTCGATATGCGGATGCGCCAGCTTACCGGCATCGGGAAGGCCCGCTATGTCGCCGCCTATGTGAAGATGCTCCTCTCGGAATACGAAAAGGTCATCCTCGCCGGCTGGCACCGCGAGTTTCACGATATCATCATGCGCCAGCTCTCGCCGTTCAACTGCCGCCTCTACACCGGCAGCGAGAATTCGAAGATGAAGGACAGGAACGTCCAGGAATTCATCGAGGGCGACTGCCGCGTCATCTCCATGTCGCTCCGCTCGACGGCCGGCTTGGACGGGGTGCAAAAGGTTTGCTGGAATGCGGTGATCGGCGAGCTTGACTGGTCGCCGATGGTCCACAAGCAATTTATCGGCCGCGCGCGCCGCCCGGGGCAGATGGAACAGGTGAACGCGCATCTCCTGTGGACCGATTTCGGCAGCGATCCGCCGATGCTCGAGATGCTCGGCGTGAAACAGGACCAAGGCCGCGGCATCATCGACCCGGGCAAGGCGATCGCACCGCGCGAGGCCGACGAGAGCCGCGTGAAGATGCTCGCGAAATACGTGCTCGACCAGGCCAACCCGGTCCATGTTTGACGGCGGGAGCCCTCGGCGCCTCCACAAGGGCGAATGGATCGTGCGGCCGGTCGACGTCGGCGTTGCCCGTCGGCTGATCGAGCGCCATCACTATGCCGGCGGCGCGCCGAACACGCGCACATATCTCCACGGCCTGTTTCGCGTCGGTGCGGATCTCTTCGACGAGGAATGTCTCGGGTGCGCGTGGTGGCTCCCGCCGATCCTCAACGCGGCAAAGTCGACATATCCGACGGACCCGGCCGGCGTGCTGGCCCTGTCCCGCCTCGCGATCGCTCCCGAGGTGCCCCGGAACGCCGCGACCTTCCTCCTCGCGCGCAGCCGCAAGCTTGTCGATCGAGGACGGTGGCCGGCGCTCGTCACCTTCGCCGATACCTCGCAAGGTCACACCGGAGCGATCTACCGCGCCGACAACTGGACCTATGAGGGCGAGACGTCGCGCGAACCGCTCTACAAGCTCAACGGCCGACAGGTGAGCCGCAAGATCGGCGCGATCACGCGCACGCATGCCGAAATGCTCGCGCTCGGCTGCGAAATGGTCGGCCGCTTCTCGAAGCACAAATTCACGAGGATCTGCCGATGATCTCGCATGGGGAAGGTTTCGTCGCGCAGCACAAGAGCGGCGTCTATCTCGTCACATGGCGGTGGGCGAAAACTATCGGCCGCGCGCGTTGCGAAGATCCGAACACGCCGGACGCGATGATCTTCGCCACCACGCTCGACCCGTTCGCCGCTTCACTCGTCCATGATGAGGAGAGATTTCGCGACTGGCTTCGGCGCGAGCATTTCGATCTCGAGCGCGACGGCTGGCAGATCGTGCCAGGACCGGGATGCATCGTTTGCGGGTGCCGGTGGCTCAATCCCTTCACGACGGATTGGCACGGTCATCACCGCTGCGCGAAGCACAAGGATCGAAACCCCTGCGCGATCGAAGGTTGCCAGCGCACCACCGCGGTCAAGTCGACGACGGGCGCCGACCGCTATCTATGCGGCCCGCACTGGAAAATAGCATGCCCGCCGCATTCGGGGCTCCGGCGCACCTATAACCGCTTTTGGCGGATCGCGAAGAAACAGGGCGGGTGGGATGCCGCGCTCAACCGACGCTTTAACCGCTTCTGGAAATCGCTCATCCGTCGCGCGCGCGGCGGGCGCGAGGTGCCAGAGGAGTTTCTCGACGAGGACGAAATCAACCGCATGTTCGGGTGGGATCAATGAGCGACCGGAAAACCCTGCGCGACATGCTCTCGAAGGCAGCGAAGGCGATCCGGTGTCCCGCGGCGCGGCAGAGGTTTCGCCAGATGCTCGCCGACATGGACGATGACGCCATCGATCCGAACGAGCGCCAGGACCGCGATGCCGAGGAAGATCGGCCGGCGCGTCCGACCCGCTAAGCCGCGGCGATCGCAATAACGAGGGCGGGGCCGCGAGGCCTCGCCCTTTTTCGTGCCCTCACCAACGACAATAACGGCCGGTGCCGCTTCGGGGTCGCCGAAAATGAGCGAGCCTCTCCCCCTTTGCGGTCCCCCACCGCTCCCTCCTACGGAGGGGCCAGGAAGGACCCGTAAAGCCTCGCGCACGGAATAGACTCGCGAGTGCCGGCGCGTGCGATGGCGCGCGCGTCATCCTCTTTGCTCGAGGGCATGCCGCACCCTGCAGAGGTTCACCTATTCGCAACTATTGCGAATTAGGATTGACCATGCGCAGCGAATCGCTATGCCTATCCCTGTCACCGGCGCACCGAGTCGCCGCTAGACACTGAACCGAAGGAATGAAGCCGATGGCTACCAGCATGCTTACCGAATTCGACGAGGGGCGCCTTGCCAGCCTTGAAGGCGTGGCGCGCACCAATGCCAATTGCCCCTACATGGCGACGAGCGATTGCGCAGACGCATGGCATGCGGGCCATGCTTACGAAACCAAGCGCCCGACGGTCTACGGCGTTTCCAGCGTGACGAGCGGCAGGGGCTACCGTGTCAACGTCACCGATGGGACGGGCTACCCCAAGGGCAGCAAGGCGCCCCGCTTCTCCTATGTGCTCGATTGGGATCATAAGGACGCGCCTGCCGTCACTGTGGAGCGCGTGGCATGACGTCCGCTCGCTCCACCCTCACCGCCCTTGCCATCGTGGCAGGCATAGCAGGCGCCAGCGTGGCAGCGGTCGGCGCCACCGTGACGCTGATAGATGTGCGCAGCGCACCCCCCGCACCTTCCCCCGAAGCGCCCGTCTATGACGCGGTGGTGATGAACCCGCCTTTCGAGCGAGGCCAGGACGTCGAGCACGTCATGCACGCATGGCGGTTCGTGAAGCCGGGCGGCGCGGTGATCGCGATCATGGGCGCCGGGGTGCGCTATCGCGGCCAGCGGCCCTATTCGACGTTCCGCGACTGGATGGACGGCGAAGAGGTGACGGGCGCGGACGTGATCGACATTCCGGCCGGGGCGTTCAAAGAGAGCGGGACCGGCGTCGCGTCCGTCATGGTCTGCCTCTACAAGCCGGACCTTTAATCGCAACTATTGCGAATAGCGAAATCTCGCGCTACTCAATCCCTGTCGCCCCCGCCGAGTCGGGGCCGGACACTGAAACGAAAGGAAGCATCATGTTTAAGCTGCAATTCGACACCGATAACGACGCCTTCGCCGACAATCCCGGCGCGGAAATCGAGCGCATTCTCCACGACGTCGCCAGCAAGGCGCACACCGTCGCTTTCCCGGGCGGCGACTTTTCCGGCCGCGTGTTCGACGAGAACGGCAACGGCATTGGCTCGTGGTCGCTCAAGATGAAGGGAGGGAAGCGCTAATGTCCGCTCCGATCGTCATCGAGGTTTCGGCCTATCTCAAGAACGCCGACGGCTTCAACATCATCAACGACCGGCCGGAGCAAGCGCACGGCTTCGGCGTCTATATCCGAAACGACATGGCCTTTCATGTCGCCGACTTTGAAATCCCGAGCTGGCTCGACAATCACGAGGACGTGCGGGCGCGCACCCTCGCCGCGGCCTTCGAGCATGCGGCGGCACTGGCGCGCCATCTCGGCGGCGGCGCGAGCGTGGAAAGCGCGCTCGACCGGCCGAACGTCACCGCCGCGCCCATGTCGCACCACGACATGCGCGAGGAGCGCGACGCGGCGGCTTGCCTGTGGGAGTCGGCGCTCGCGCTGCGCAACGAGCTTGCGAGCACGCACGGCATCCCGCATGCGCTCCGGCCGTGGGAGGGCGCCTTTCTTCTCGATTGGGAGGATAACGGCACCGCGAGCATGCGCTACCTGATCGGCGACTTTGCGCCCGACTGTCACCGGGACTATCTCGGCGCCGTCGAGCACCACGGCTATGACAGCGCCTTCGATTGGGAATATGTCCCGACGTGGCTCCGCGCTGCGCTGCGCAAGCATTACATGATGAAAGGTATTATCGGGCGCGACCTCAAGCCGATCACCGGCAACGGGCGGCCTATGATCCCTGCCGATATCATGGACACATGGCACCGATGGGCGCCGTGGGCTGGCAAGGTCGGCGGCTATGTCGGGCCGAACACCGGCGCGAGGCTCCGCGAGATCGAACGCGACATGCGGGGGGAAGGCTGATGCGGCAGGCTGTCCAAGCTCTCGTGGTCGCAACGCTCGACGTTCCGGCCGAGATCGCCACCGCCGACCTCCCGGCTATCATCTCCGACGCGCTCCGCACCGGGTCGCACGCCGTCGCCAAGCCGGTCGGGTGCTTGGTGCGCAGCGTGCGCGAAGAGGCGGCAATCTTCGACAACAACCGCGACCAATGGGTTGTAGGGCCGCACGGCATCTATAAGAGCGACGCGCCGCAATTCTGCATCGGCTTTGCCTATAGTCAGGGCTTCGGCCAGCCGTTCCCCGATCGCGACGCCATGCCGGGCCGCATCGCAACGGCGCTCAATTTCATGGCTGGCGCGGTTCCCCCGCCCGTCTCGCTCGGTCTCGTCGCGGCTCTGATCGAAACGGCCCGCGATCTTGTCAATTCGGTGGAGGGGGACATTTTCACCGACGCGGAAGAATGCGAAGGCCAGGTGCAAGAGGTTTTAGACGCGGCGGAGGAGGTGCGCAACGCGATCGCCGATTATGAGAAGGGCGCGCCCGCTCCCTTCCCCGCCGGGCTCGTCGAAACCTTCGCATGGGCGCTCGGCATGGCAACCGAAGCGATATCGCTGCGCGAGAATTCCGACGATGACGAGGACACCGACTCCGACACGCTCGCGATGCACCGGGAGGAGCTTGCGAAGGGCGGCGCCATGCTCGAAGCCCTGCGCCGGAAAGGGGGTGCGGCATGACGAGCGCCCCCACCTCGCCCCGCTGCGCACATTGCGGCCACGATGGCACCTATGACCGGGAGACCGGACAGGGCGGCGCGCTCTACCTCACCGTCGATTGCATGTGGAAAGCCGACGTCGGCAAATGGGAATTGATGGAGCGCGACGACGAAAGCGGGCGCTCTTTCGACTGCCTCAAATGCGACGCGCGCACCGCCGTCAACGGCGCCGAAGAGGCGTGCTTCCCCTATGGCGCGCTCATCGCTCCGGCCGGTCACCCTGCAGCGGAAGCGGGCACCGTGTTTCACTGGCTCTCGGACGGTCTCGAAGCGAGCACCGACGGGCGGGGATGGGATGCGAACCACGAGCGCGCGCGGCTGCTCGCCGAGGCCTCGCCGCAAATGCTCGCCCTGCTCGAAACCATGCTCGACGTGTGCGACATGGCCGACCCGAAGCACGAGAATTTCGCCGACAGCGCGGCCGATTGCTTGCAAGTCATCCTTGAGAACGAGCAAGCCATGCGGGCGATCGTCGCGAAGGCTCGTGGCAAAGCGTAAACACCCCGGCCCGGCATCCCGCCCGGCCACTGAAACGAAAGGAACAGCTATGTATCTCGTCCAAGGAATTCACCCGACCACCCCCGGCGTCCGCGCGATCCTCTGCGCTACGCCCGAGCGTGCCGCCGTTGAGGCGAAGGCGCTCGTCACCACCATCGGCGACGATATCGCCACCATCGACGAGCGCGACCCTCTGGCAGATGGCGAATGGGCGCCGGGATGGGCTCTCGCCAAGGCGAACGATTGGGAGGCTGCGCTCGGCTGGCTCAAGGCGAACACGCTCGACGGGGCAGAAGAATTCGACGTCTGGATTGACGAGATGGAGCCGGTCGACGCCGACGCAATCAACGAGGTGATCTCCGAAGAGCTTGAAAGCGGCGTGTCGCTGTCCGTCTATTCGGGGACCGAAAATCTCGGAAGCGCCACGCTCCCCGCCGCTCGCCAGCACGAGCTACGCGAGCGCGAATTGCACGAGGCGCTGGCCCTCGCCATCGGGCATGTCGATCACATGGCCGGTTTCATCGGACGCCTCAAGGCGGGCTATTCCTTCGAGAGCCTCGGCGAGGATTATAGCCAGATGCGCCAGGCTCTCGACGCCCTCCCCATCGGGCGCCATCTCGCGCGCCGCGTCGAGCAGCTCGGCGCCAAACTCGCTACCGATGATCCGCTCCCCGTCGCGTTGGCGATGATCGACCAGATTATCAACATCGGCGGCGAACCGGCGATGCTCGCCCGCGCCGGTAAAAAGGCGCTCGCGCAGATGGTATATGCGGGCACCGAGCTTCACGCCAGCTTGGGCGAGGCTATCGAGCGGCACGTCTATGATTTCGACAATGGCGACGTGATCGAACCGGACTGCACCTTCACCGCGGCGATGCGCCGGTGGGCGGACGTGATGCGCGGCGACCCGATGGTATATGCCACCCCCGCATCGCCGCTGCCGTGGCGCGCGGTGATCTCGGACAAGCGCGCCTATCTCACCGACGCGCGGGACGCCGGGACCGGCATCGTCATCGAAAACCCGACGCCGAGCGAAAAGCGCAACCTTCTCGCGCTGCTCGACGCGGTGAACGCGCAAGCCTCGATCGCCATGACGCCCGAGGTCGCCGTCATCATGGAGGGCGGACAGGTGCAAACCGTCGTCGGACGGGGCGAGGGCGAGCCTATCACCGTGCATATCGTGGACTATGACGTCGAGAAGGGCGAGACCGGCCCCGATATCGTCGATATCAGGCAGGATGGGCGGCGCACGGCCCCCGCGCGGATCGGGACGCACCGCAAAATTCCGATGTGCATCAATGGCGAACCGTTCTGGCAGACGATCCGGTCGGCGAAGGCCCCGGCGTGAAAGACCTGGCCGACCCGGTTCAATCCATGTGGGTTGTGGTGAGGGCGCCGGACGGCGAGGTCGCCGGCGTCGTCATCACTCGCGCGTGCTGCGCGAACCGGGCGGCACGCAAGGCGGTCAACGCCGCTTTCCCCGATCGGGATGGGGTGCCGCGCGAATATGCGTGCCAGCTCCAAGGCCTCTTCCCTTGGCTGCTCATTCCCGAGCAGTTTCGCGAGCGGCTGCTCGACAGGGGCGAGGTCGCCGCCGTCAATATGTTGCTCTATCAACAGCAAGCCCCTGCCCCGACCCTGAATTGAAAGGAGACCCTATGCCCCGCCCCAATGATCCGATGACGCTCGACCTCTCCGGCGCCGACTGCATCGCCTATGCGTCGAGCGAGCGCGATGGCCGCGAGCGCTGGACCGTCCTGTCGGTGTTCCGCCTCGCCGACCTGTATGTCAGCCAGATCGAAGCGATGAGCACCGTCGAAGGCGAGCGCACCAAGACGCGCCGCGTCGCCCGCGTGAACCTTGAACACGCGCTCACCTTCTTCGACGACAGCGACCTTGGCCGCTCGGTCTGCGCCGCTGCGCGGGAATGGGCGGACGCGCGCCAGCCCTCGGCTAAGACATGGACCGATCACGAGGCGCTGATTGCGCTCTATGGTCCCGAGCCGACCGGCCGCAAAGGCTATTCCGGCCTCCTCGCGGCAGATTTCGGGGTCGGGGAGAGCACCGCGCGCGCCGCGATCCAGAAGGGCACGCCGATCAAGGTGCCGCTCGCCGCGATCATGCCCTTTCTCGACCTCGCTCGCCTCGAAGCTGCCCGGGGGACCGGCCGTGGCTAAAATGCTCGAAAGCCCCGAACAGAAGGAACGGCGCATCCTGCGCGCGCGGATCACCACGATTTGCGATGGCATCAACGACGCGGCCGAAGGCGGACATATCGGGGATTTCTATTTCTCGATCACCGACAGCATCGACCGGGCGAAACAGGACGGGTTTTTCGTCATCCGCATGCTCGACAGCGACACCTTTTACCACGCGGTCCCGCCCGAAATGGTGCGCGTCGAAACCCTGATGCTCTGCCGCATGATTGAGGTCCGCTATTTCGCAGCGGGGAAGCGGTGCGGCGAGGAGCTTGCCCGGCAGAAATTCCGCGAGGCCATCGGCATCGTCGGACACGAGGAGAAGCGCGATGCACGGTGACTATTCGGCCTGCGATCGTTGCGGGCAGCACGTCCACCACGAGGAGCTTGACGCCAAGCCGCGCCGCTTCGATCGGTGGTGGTGGCACCTCATCACTTGGCGGTGGGCTTACCGCCTCCTCGGGCGCGCGGCCGATCGCGGTGAGCAATTCGACGGGCTCTATTGCTCGTGGTGCTATGGACCGGGATATAACGATGTTTGAATGGATCGACCGGCTCGGCGAGCGCTTCGGGCGGGCGCGCCAGGACCGCGACGGCATCGGCGCGACCGGCAGGCAAGAGCTTGTGCTGATCGACGGGATGACCGCGGCGCCGGAGCCCTGCGCGCTGCTCACGCACTATCACGCGCGGCGGCATCCGAAGCGCGCGGTGGCGGAGCCGAAGATGAACGGGGTGCGCGGCATCGCCACGCCCGGCCGCATCGTCACGCGCAACGCCCTGCCACTCGACGCCGCGCTCCATTGCCGCCCGCTGCTCGACAGGCTCGAAGAGGAATTCCGCTGCCCGATGGTATTCGATGGCGAATATGTCGAGCACGGCGGCTTGCAAGCGACGCTGGACGCGGTGAAGCGGGGCGAGGGCTTCGGGGTGTTCTACCTCTTCGACGCGGTGCCCTATGACGATTGGAAGCGCAATCGCTTCACGCATAGCCTGTCCGTCCGCCGTGCGGCGCTCGTAGAGGCGATGGCGAGCGTCGACGCACCTTTCCTCGACCTCGTGCCGCAAGAGCCTGTCACGGCCGGGATGATCCCCGACATGGCCGAATATATCTGGAAGCTCGGGATGGAGGGCCTCGTCGTGAAGGACGCGGACAGCCCCTATTATCGCGGCCGGTCGAGCGCGTGGCAGAAGGTGAAACAGCAGCTCACCCGCGAGGCGCGCATCATGGATGCGATCGTCGAGAACGGCCGGTGCAAGTCGCTCCTCGTGAAGCTCGTCGACAATGGCAAGACGATGCGGGTCGGCTCGAATATCCCCGAGGATCTGCGCGCGTCGATCGGCTTCGCTCCCTCGCTCTGGACCGGCCGCACCATCGAGCTCGGCTTCACCGATACCAACGACGCGGGCGGCTTCACCGGCGCCTATTTCATCACCCTGCGGCCCGACCGCGACTAACCGAAAGGAAATTTATGACCATGATCCAGAACGCTTGCGCGATCGCCCTGCTCGGGATCGTCGCGTGTCTCTTCCTCCTGCCGAAGGCGATCCATCTGCTCATCGCCGGCGCAACGATGATGGGGGCAAACTGATGCTGTGGCTTCCCTTCATCTTCACCGTCGACCGCATCAACATGATGCTGGCCGCCAACGGCATGCCCCGGTGTGAGACCTTCACCCGCCATATCCCGGGCATCTCGCGCGAAGCGCAGGCGTGCGGCGCGCTTGAGCGCAAGCTCCGCATGGACGGGCTCGAGGTCGAGCATCTCCGCTTTCACATGAAGGACGGGCAGCGCGTCCGCATGCTGCTCGGCGAGCGGGTCAACGCCCTCGAGGCGCGTCTCACCACCGTCACGGTCGGCGACGTCTCGCTCCCGAAAAGCGAGATCGACGACGCGCTCGACGCCGCCGGGATCACCGTCAATGTCCACCGCGTCGAAACCACCAAGGGCGAGTTTCTCGACATGCCCTATTTCGGAGAAAAACGATGAAGAAGCGTGAGATTTCCGCCGTCCAGCAAGGCGACCGCCGCATTGAATATCAGCCATCCCCGCCGCCGCTGCGCAGCGTGCGCGACGGGATGAGCGAGACCGGCCGCCGATGGTCGGGGTATATCTTCGGCGTCGCGATCGGGGTGGCATGGACCGCCGTGGTCACCGCGCTGGCCTTCTCGGTCGGTGTCGATCGAGGGAACGAGATCGCGAACGATGCATGCCGCGCCGGTGACGTCTATGTCGATCCGTCCGTGTCGGGCAGCGTCGACTAATGGCGCTGTGGCCCCCGACCAATGCGGCGACCCTCTTCGGCATTCGACCGGCCGAAGTGGAGCACGTCATCCCTCCCGGTGTCGGCGAGGGCGCGCGGCGGCGTGAATTCGCCGTGCGGGAATACGAGTCCGAGCGCACCGTCTGCCGCGTCGTCATCTGCTCAATGGAGATCCACGAATATGATCCCCGGTCGAAGGCGTTCGTGGACGGGTGGATCAATATGAGCATCTTCAACATCGAAGGCGGACAGTTTCACCTCATCCAAGTCGAGCGCGCCGCCGAAATGGACAACATCATCTACGCCACCTTTTCCGGCGTTCAATAGCAAAGGAGCCTCATCACATGGAAACCGCACCCCGCCCCTATATCGACCTCTATCGGGCCGCCTGGCCGTCCGACAAGCGCAACACTGAACCGATGCAGCGGGAGCGCGAGCGCGTCCGCGCCGGCGTTATCGCGGTCCTGGCGCAGGAGCCGGCTCTCACCGACGATTTCAACGCCGACGAGCGCACCGCCGTCCAGTGGCAGGCCGTCGCCCTCGCGCTGGTCGACGTGCTTTCCCCTGACGCCCTCCTCGAGGTGCTCAATATCCTGCCCGGCGCATTCGGCGGCGCGCTCAAGGCATGCGTCGGCGCCGCGCGCATCGCCGATTTCAAGGGCATGGACCGCGGGCATGTGCCGCTTCGATCGCGCTCGCGCGAAGAGGAGCCCGGCCTCCCTCCCGTTCCCGACTATCTGCGCGATCAAGGTGCCGTGGCGCGCGTTCGGGAGCTTGAAGAGCTGCTCGCCGAGGCTTCCGACCTCTTCCGCTTCTACGAGGACAACCACCGCGCCAAGGTGACCCGATTCGAGGCGATGCGCGACAGCGCGACGGACGAGAAGGTGCGCGCGAATATCAGCCGCGATATCGTCGACACCATCGAGAAGGCGAACCGCAACAAGGCGATGGCGGAGAAGATCATCGCGAAGCTCACCGAGGGCTGATGATGGGAAACCGGCACGAGCGGCGCGCCGCGAAGGCGAGGCAGGCCAAGGCGCCGCGCCTCGCCGTCATCCCGAACCTTATCAGCAACGAGTGGGACAGCTTCCGGGAAGGCGTGCTCGACCAGCACGCTCCCGAGGTCCAGGTTACCGAGATGCGGCGCGCCTTCTTTGCCGGCGCGATGGCCCTTTTCGGCGTGCTGATGACCAAATTCGACGAGGGCGAGGAGGAGACCGAACGCGACCTCGCGCAGATGGACGCGATTGCCAAAGAGCTTCGCGAATTCGGGAAGCGCGTCGGGAAAGGGAAATGGTGATGGCGCCGCTCGAGCCCGGGCACCCCTGCCCGCTGTGCGATGTTCGCCCCGACGTCGCGTGTCGTCATCGGCCGGCCGATCCGAATTGGATCGTTATCACCGCGCGGCCGACGAGCAAGGGGCCGCCGAACCGCGAGTTCTCGTTCCTAAGCGGCATCCGCACCTTCACGCATGCGAAAACCGGCCGCACCTATCGCATCCAAGGGAGGGGAGATTGAAGCTCACCGATGACGATTGGTGCTGCGAGCATTGCAGCCTCGCCACCGACCCCAAGACGGGGTGCATGAAGGCCGGCTATTGCCGATACCGGGACGGCCCGCCGGATCTCGGGCCTTCCGATTTGCCGTGCCGCGAGAAGATGCTCCCCAACTATTCGAACCCGGTCCACTACCGGGGCGAAATCACGTTGATGCACGAATGGTTTTACGATGGGCGCTGGCACGCATGCGACCCGCGCGTCTGCCGCCAGTGTCAGCGCAATGCGAAGAAGGCTTGCGCGGAAACGGGACCGATGGCATAGCCAGCGACGACGATCGGTGGCCTAGCTGATCTGTCAAAGGGAAACCCCCCGGTGCTTCGGACCCGGGGGGTTTTTCTATGTGGTGGGGACGGGGCTCACCATCTCGAAATCGGCGCCTTGCTCCACTCCGGCGCGGACCAGCGACACATAGGCCTTGGCCTGGCTCATCACCCCGCGCTCACCGCCGATGATCTCGCCGTCGCGCGTCGGAAACTGGCATATCTTCGCACCCTCGGCTTTCCCGCCCTCGAGTGTCTGAAACTCGAATTCGACGGCGGCGGTGCGGATGCCCGGCCGGCCGTTCATCACCGCCGGCACGCGCTGGCGGATTTCCTCCATCTCATTGCCGGTGAGGCTTTCATCCCACGAGGTCGAAGAGATCTGGCGGTAGCTCGACGGCAGCGGGAGAACCTCGCGCGCCATAAAAGCGCACGCTTTCTCCTCGGGCGGCGTCGAGAGACCCGACGGCACGCATGCCGAGAGGGCGGCGGCGCATAAAATGATGGAAAAACGCATATCCGGTGGCCTTTTTTGAGAACCACCACTGGACGGGAGGGGGAAACCCTGTCGGCGAGACCCCGGCCGAGGCCCCTAAGGCATCCCCGGCGCACCCCCGTCCTTCTCTGCGGTGGTATGTCGTGAGCCCCGTTTACGGCCTTCACCGGGTCATGTCAAAACCGAGCTTGTCCCGGATCATCTTGAGCAGCTTCCGGCCGTCCTTCCGCTCCCCGCCGGCGAGGAAAGCCGCCTCGGCTATGTCCTGGTCATCCTCGAGGTGCGCCGCGAAGGTGTCGACGAGCCGCTCGAGCCTGATTTTCTCCATGCGCTCCCGGATCTCTTTGACCTTGGCACCCTTGATATGTGTTTTCGCTTTCGTCGCCATGCTCGCCCCCTATGAAAACGGCCGGGAAGGTTTCCCCGCCCGGCCGCATCGTTTCCCGATCGCAGACGGGCGGTTATCCCTTGAGATCCCCGATCGTCTTGTCAGCGTGGAGGTTGATCGTGGTTTGCAAGTCGCTGATCGTCTTGTCGAGCACCGCTTGTTCCACGTCATTGTCATCGCCGGCGAGATCCTTCGCCGCCGACAGCGCCTCCGCGACCTTGGTGCCGACCGCGATCGCAGCGGCAGCGCCGGGGACGATCAACGGGGTCACCTCTTTCGCCGCCGCGAGCAGAGTTTTGATGAGATCCGACATGGCTATTCCAATGCTGCTCGGAAGGCGATGAAGGCGGCCTCCGCTTGCGCCAGCGCAGCGTCATAGGTTCGCGATTGACCGAGCCGCTGCGCCTCGGTCGCCGCGTTGAGCCATCGTCGGACCCCCTCGGCAGCTTCGGCGATCTTGAGCGCCTTGGGCGAGCCGGGGACGATCACCTTGGCCGCAATGAGCGCGTCGATCGCATAGAGCGTCGCGTCGAAGCTCTTCCATGCGAGGATAAGCGCCTTGTCGTCGACCTGTGTCGACGCCAGCGGGGCGGGCGGGGCCGTGTCGATGGCGCTGGCGCCCGGCGGCGCGGGGCCGCCGCCCTCGATCGTCGCGGGCGTGCAAGCTGCCAGCCCGATCGCGAACAGGGCGGTTACGAGAAATCTACGCATTTCATTCTCCCTCTATCTGCCGGACACCCCGGCGGATCCTGTGCCGCTTCGCGCGCGCGAGTCGCGGCGAAAGCTATTTGACGACGGCGACCGTGTTCGGCGCCGCCTCGGCGGTTACGACAAGCTGCGCCTTGGTCCGGTAGGTTTTCCACAGGCCATAGGCGACGGTCGCGGCGACGAGCGCATAGGTGAGCAGCCCCTCGGTCGATCCCTCCTGGATATAGCCTTGCTTGACCAGCCACGGCCCGGCGAGCGCGATCGCATAGCGCACGGCGGCGGCGAGCATCGCCGGGAGCACCATGCCGTTGACCTCGATCGTCTCGCTCGTCTCCATGAATTTGTTCTTCGTCATGTCTTTCCCTTCCCTTCCAACAGAAGCTTCCAAGTCGCCGGCCCGACATAGCCGTCAACCGCAAGGCCGTTCTTCGCCTGATAGCCGCGGACGGCCTTGTCGGTGGCCGGACCAAAGTCGCCGTCCGCCTTGAGCGCATAGCCTGCCGTGGTGAGCAAGAGCTGCAGCTCTACGACGCTCTGCCCGCGCGATCCCTTGCGCAGCATCGCGCGTTTCGGCGGGACGTGCCCGATGCCGGTCGCGATCGGGGCCTTGCCCGCCATCGCGTCCTCCACCTGGTCGCGGAAATCGTCCATGTCGAAGGTCGGGTCAATCTTCCGGCCGCGCGGGGTCGCATATTCCTTGTGCCCCACCGCCATCACGGCGTCGGCCTTGATATGCGCGAGGATCGCCGCGACGCCGCGGACATAGGCGTCCATCTGCTCGGGCTCCCACTCGTCGACCGCGGTGCCGGCGTTCTCGGCTTCGACACCGATGAGCTCGGAGTTCCCCATCGTGACGCCGTGCCAGGATCCGACGCCCGCATGGTTGCAGCGGCCGGCCGCGACGACATACCATGTGCCGTCCGATTTCAGATAGGTTTGCGAGAGCGGGCCGGGAAGATCTGCGCGCCCTTTGATGATGAGATTGAGGCTCGGCGTGCCGGTCGCGTTCGCCGGGCCGCCGGTGTGATGGAGACAGACGCCGCGGGGCGTTCCCATCTCGGCGCGACCGCGTGTTTTCCAGCCGTCGACCTCGACGACTTTCAGGCCCGCCGCGCGGAGAACGTCGGCGAGCCAAGTGAGCTTGTATGTCATGGGAAACCTCCTGTTGCGAGGCGCGAAACATGCGCCTCCACGCAAGTTCGGTCAAGCCTCGGGCGTTTCCTTCGTCGGGAGACCGAGCGCAGCGCGCAGGGCCGCCATGATCCTCGAGCCGATAAGCTCGACCACGAGCAGGCCAGAGGAGCCGAGGCCGACGCCCCATGCGGTTGCCATACCGACGCCGAGGGGCTCGCCATCGCCGACCAGAGGGAATTCGCCGGCGACGATGATGACGAGCAGGATCGCGAGCAGGGCGGTGAGCGCGCGCTCCTGCCATACGGTGAGCTTGCGGGTCGCCTTCGGTGCGATGTAGCGGGAAAGAAACAGGCCGATGAGGGCCAACGCGAGGGCAGCGATCGGGAGCTTGAGACCGAACACCACCAAAACTGTCGGCCCTATCGACGGCGCTGCGATCGCCGTCATTGTCGCCCCCTCTTTCGTCATTTGAGCAGCGCCAGCCCCGCTGCTATCACCATGACGAGTATGACTATCTTCACATTTTCCGCAATGCTTTCGCGGCGAGGAGTGACCATAAACAAGCTCCGGTCCCGAGGTCCGACGTCGACCTCGGGGGCCGCGTGCATAAGCTCGCCGAGGTTCGGCTTGCGCTCGAATTGATCGGCGCGGACATGGAGGAAGATCGCCGCCGTGAAGGGGATGATTGTCAGGCCGTCGCACACCCTGTCCAGCGTCATCACCACCGCCATCGTCGGGTCGCTCGCCTCTCCCCATAGCAGCAAGAGCAGCACGTCGGGCGCTGCGCCGAGCACGATCACCATCAACAGCGCCGCCAGCGCCATGCGATAGAGCCCGACGTCGGGATCCACGCGCCAATCCTCCGCGCGAAGCTGCGCGGCGATGAGGATGAGCTTGCGGATCGCGAGGCTCGACGTCGAGAAGAGCGAAAAGAGCGCGAAGGCATAGGCCATGCGGTTGCCTGCGAACGACCGCGGAATCGCCGGGTCGCTGGCGGGATATCCGCTCGTGACAACGCGCATGATATCCGGGAAGCCGAGCACCGATGCGACCAGGACCGCAACGCCAAGCGCACCGAGCGAAACGAGATGACGGGTGTGCTTTTTCATACCACCTCCCGGGGGCGGGCGAAACTCGAGGCGAAACGGTGCATGCACTTATCCACCCTTCAAATCAGGCTGTCGATGGTGAAGTTGCGCGTGTAGACCGGGGAGGCAGGATTGACCACGCGACCCGCTGTAATTGCGCCATAAAGGATGCGATCGTGGAGGAACGAGCCTGCCTTCGAGTTAGGCACCACGAGCACCGGCGAGGTGCCGCCCACGCGCCAGTGCAAATCGCCGTATTGCGTTTCGTATTGCGCTTCGCTCATCATCGACAGGTCAAAATCTGCACGGCGCATTCGATAGCCATCGACACGATTTGGAGAGCCGCTTCGATTGCGCTCGAGCGAGCCGAGGTCGAGGGTGGTCTCGTTTTTATCGAAGCTGTGGTTCTTCGACGCCCTGTTTTTGCCGAAGATCATATGTTCGATATGAATGAGGTTGCCCGTATTGAGGTGGCTTATCTGGACCTTCCAGAATTCATACGATTGCGGAGCCGGCAAGCGCACGAGAGCATGATAGCCAGGTCGGCCGGGGAGGTTCGCCGATGCGCGAAACGGCAGCACGCCGCTATCATAGTCGGCGGTCGCGTTGGTGGTTCCGGCGAACACCCGCACTGTCCCCGCCTCGGCGACGTTGGTGTTGAGGATGGCGATCGTGTCTATGGGCTCGGCAGGAAGGCGCGCGGTTATGTCCATCGGCTGCGCTTGGCCGCGGAAGGCGTTCGGTGCATCATATCCGAGGTTCGACACCGGGAAGCCGGCGAGCACATTCGTTGCGCCCCACTCGAGCACCGGCGTCGGCACCACGAGAATAGCAGGCTCTATCATCACCGCTGCAGGGGCGGCCGGCCAGCCGGCGACGCTTGCCGTCCGAAAGGCGACGACATTCGACCATCCCTCTATGGCGCCAGAAGCTCGCCGCGAGCGGACGCGCGCATAATATGTGGTGCCTTGAGTGTAACGGCCTAGCGCGCGGGGCGATCCGCGGCCGACGATCGTCATCGGTGCTACGCAATACTGAAAATCAGGCCGCACCGACACCTGAAATTCGTTCGTTCCATCCGCCGCCTCCCCGACCAGCGCGAATGTCACCTGGACGCTGGTGACGGCGGTGACAGATAGCGTGATCGGCATGGGGCACTCCTCTGGACCCGATGCTTATTCGAGCAGCTCCACGCTGTAGCGATCGGAGCCCGTCTCATAAGCGATACCTCGCGTGCGCGCTACCACGTCTATGCCGCGCGTCTCGTCGATGAAGCGAAAATTCGGGACCGCCGGCGAAATCGAAATGGTGGTCCCGATCCCCAAGCTCTCCTCCACCTCCACGCCCTCGTGGATCGGCGAGGGCTTCGACAGGAGCGAGAGCTTTTCGTCGAGCATGATTTGCGCGTGCGCCGGATCGGCGAAAAACATTTCGATTTCTTGCGTCCCGCGGTCCTCCGCCTCGGGGTGAGCGACCTTCAAGGGAAGATCCTCGGACGTGATGACCACCCCGTCCGAGGTATATTTCGCAATGTCGGCCGGCAACGCCGTCATGGCTTAGCCTTCACCCTCGGGAGCGCCGGGCTCTCCTGCCGGCTCTTCTTCGTCGCCAAGGGCTTCCTCCTCGGGCTGTTCCTTATACTCCTCGAGGATATCGGGGTCATCCTCGGGGTCGGGCCAGTCGAGACCGGCCGGGTGCTCTTCGCCAAGGTCGCGACGCATCGCCGTCACGATCGCCGAGCCGCGACCATCGCCGAGACCGTGGAATCCGTTCATCGCAGCGAAGGCGATGAGCTGGCCGACCAGCGTCTTGCCGTCATCGTCGATCTCGTCGCGGTGCGCGTAAAGCACCTCGCCGGTTTTCACGATGCGGTCGACGGGTGAGGGCTGCGCCATAGCCGAAACCAGGCGCTCGCGAAGATCGTCGGAGAGGCTCGCCATATCGAGCGAGAGCGCATAATTCTGCGCGGCCTCGTTGACGGCGGTGATGTTGTCGAAAAATTCCATCGGTGGCTCCTTTCAGGTGGGCGATGTTTGACAGAAAAACGGGCGCGCGGCCAGCCCTACAGCCCAAGCGCCGGATGGATGCCGGAGAAGATCGCGACCGCCTCCATCGTGGTCTCTTCGCCGGTGAGGCCGATATCGGCAAGCGTCTCGTGATCGACCGCGGAGGCCGCGAGCGTCGTCTTGGTATCGAGCAGCGAGGGAAGCGCCTGCCAATTCTCTTTTGGCGAGACGTGATCGAAATCGAGACAGACGAGGTTCCATTGATCGCCGGCCTCGCCGTGGCTCGTGAGGTCGATATAATTCAGCCCGGGCATGTGATCCTTGATCGTCGGCATGTCGCGATCGTGGACGAGGAAATAGCGTTTCATGGTGAGGCTCCTACGGTTTTTGCGTGCCATTGTGGCAGAGCAGGCGTTGCGGCCCGAGGAAATGAAGATGCGGATCCGCAATGCCGATGCCTATCGCGGTCGCTTCCCGCGTGCAAAGCCTTAGCCCGGTGATCTCAACATGCTTATCGGCCGCGCGCAATATGTCGCCGAGGCGAACGTCGCGCGCCATGATCTCCCGGCCGTCGAGCGCGAGGTAGAGGAGATGGCGCGAGGTCACCTTCGCAATCATCTCGTCGCCGCTGTAGAGTTCATACCATTCCGAGGACGAGGCGCGCTGGATCTTGTTGATCGTCGCCGGACCATCGGGGCTCTCCACCGTGTCGCCTTCGCGCAAGTCACCCGCCCGGGTCGCACCGAAGGCCATGTCCTCGTGAATGCAATTCCAGCCGCCGCCGCCGCCGCCGCCAGAGCCCGACGCCGTGGTCACCACGGTAAAGGCGTTCATGTCGATGCGGTTCGACTGGTTCGCCTGGACGCGCGCGAGATAGCTCCCCGCATTCGGATAGCAAATGGCCGGCACGCCATAGTTCGGAGAGCTGGCACTCGCGACAAAGGCCATCGTCGCCGAACCGCCGCCGGTGTCGACGACATAGGGATAGACCTTGTATTGCGTGTTCGCTCCCAAGCTGTTGATAGCCTGCGAGCCGGACGCGATCGTGATCGTCGTTCCGTCGGGGCGGTAGAGCGTCATCGACGGCCAGTTGATCGTCACCGTCGTCGTCGTGGACGTATAGGTGAAGCCATTGTCGGGCACCACTGGCGGGATCGACCCGCGCGGAAGCACTTGCGCAGCATTCGAGAGATCGACGCTGTTCGCAGTCGCAAGGGATCCTTGGCCGGAGAAGCCCGCGGCGATCCCGAGAGAGGTGATCGTCATGCTCTCGGTGATCGTGGTGGTGCCGTCGGCGCGCGTCGTTTGCGTGATTTTCCGCTCGGTGATCTGCGCGAAGCTGGCGAAGAAGCCGGTGGAGGTGTTGAGGTTCTGGACCTGGTTGGCGACGGTGCCCGGGTTGCCGATCGTGCCGGTGTTCGTCGTCGCCCAAGGCCCCTGCCCGGTGACCGAGGCGGCGACGTTCAACCCGGTGACGTTCGCGCCCGCCTGCGCCGGCTTGAGCGCCTCGAGGGTGGTCCCGCTGACATAGGTGAAGTTCGTCGCGAGACGATCGCCGAAGAGCGTTACGGACTTGCCGGTGAAGAGATCGGTGTTTTGCGACAGGTTGGTGACGCGGGTTTTTGCCCCAATGTTGGCGCCGGTCGACGCGGCCGACCTGTTAACCAGCAACAGAACGCGAATGAAGGCGGCGCCGGGCGTGGTCAGGTTGGTGGTGACCTGGCCCGGCGTCGCCATGTTGAAGCCGACACGCGCAGAGAGGTGGCGCTTATCGTTCGTCGCGAGATTGAGCGCGCTGTTGCCGGTGAAGTTTCCGAGGAGAGCGAAATCCTTGTCCAGGACTCGGAAATAGAGATAGGCGCTCGTGCCCCCGTTGGCATTTAAGACCTCAATATCAGCCTCGAATTCGTAGATCGTTCCGTCGACCACCGGGAAATCCACGAGCGCACCGATCTGGATCGCAGAGCCGTTGATGGCGGAATCTATGTCGACGCCGCGACCGTTCGACATTTCAATGTAGGCGCTCGAGGATGGATTATCCTTGAGGTTGGTCGACGGCAGCGCGCCCGACCCCACCCAGGTTTCGAAATTTCGCAAGTCGAAGGTGCGCGGGAGCGCAGCGCTTGCCGAGCGGATCGCGCCGAGCAGCCGGCCGCTCGCGCTGGCATCGGTTGCGATCGACGCTTGCCCGGTGAAGCCGGACGAGATCCCGAGCGACGTCACCGCGAGGGCGTCGGTGAGCGGCGTGCTCCCGTCGTTCCGCGTGATGTTCGTGCCAAGCTGGACCGCATTGGAGAGGAGATCGTCGACGCGGTTAACGCGCGTGGCGAAGGGCAGCGTCCAGAACACCTTGCCCGCCGTCATGCTGCCGGTGAGCACATAGAGCCAGCATCGGAGTGTTCCGGCCGGGGCGACAAACGTCCCCGTCACTGGCGCCCCCCATGCGGTCGGAACGCTTGCTGCGAGGATAGTGATCGGCACCACCGACGTCGTATAGGTTCCGTCATTCTTGAGAAAATAGGCTTGCACATTGAACGAGGTGAAGGCGGCTCCGGCAGCTTTCGTGACGTGGATCGCGACGCGATAGGTGTCGCCCGGCGTGACGGCGAAACCATCCTTGTCGGCGCCGGTTGCGGAGTAAGCCCGGCCGGCGAGGAATGTCCCGACGCTCGCCGCGGTGCCTACGCGGGAGTGCTGCGCGACGAAATTGGTCGGTGCGCCGGCCGGCACGTCCGCGGCGTTCTTCGCCACCACCGTTTGAGAGGCTGGCGTGTTATAGTTCGTCATGCCGGTGAAATCGCCGGTCGCGAAGTCGGCATTCTGAATGAGGTTCCCGGGGATCTGCGCGAGGTTATAGTTCGTGATGCTGCTCGGGTCGATCACCGCGCCGGAGACGCTGTTGAGAACAGCAAGCGCACCCTGCCCCGCAAAGCCCGCCGAGATATTCGCCGCCGTCACGTCGGCGCTCAAGCTGCCGACATAGAGACCGCCGGATGCGAAGCGCAGGAGGTTCGACGCATTGGCCCTGGCAAGGGCAATGTTCCGAGCCAGGTCGCCCGAGGCGTCGAGCCCCGCCGCGATACGCCCGTCCGTCAGTTCCGTCGGCCGGCCGGTGAGCAGCCCGCCGCTCCACGAGATGCTTGCGAGCGTTGCAAGAGCGCCTTGGCCGGTGAAGCCAGCGGCGATGTTGGAAGCGGTGACGTCTGCCGCAAGCTGGCCGGTGAACAAGCCGCCAGTGGCATAACGCAGGAGGTTCGATGCGTTGGCGCGCGCGATTGCGATGTTACGGGCGAGATCCCCTGAAGCATCGAGGCCGGCCGATACTCGCCCGTCGGTGAGCTCGGTCGGGCGGCCCGAGATATTGGCGCCCCACGCTGCCTGATTGAGCGTCGCAAGCGTTCCTTGCCCGGTGAAGCCGGACGAGATCCCGAGCAGGGTGATCGCGTCCGCATCGCCGACACTCGTGCTGCCATTGTTGCGAACGACGTTGGTCCCGAGCCGCACCGCGGTCGGTGCGAGATCGTCCACCTCCCTCACGCGGTCGGCGAAAGGGTTGGTCCAATAGAGAACGGCGTTGGTCATCCCGCCGGCATAGAAATACAACCAGCAACGGATGCAGCGGGCCGGAACCACGAAACCACCCGAGAAGCGGGTCCAGGACGTCGGGACGTCGCCGGCGAGCACGCTAAACCCGATCGTTGGCCCGATGAGCGTTCCATCATCGCGCAGGAAATAGGCATAGAAATTGACGTTGCTGCCATCCCATGCGGACCCGGCCGCCATGTCGGCGGACACGCGCCACCGCTGCCCCGGCAGAACCGCAAAGCCATCGCGCTCGGCGCCAAAGTCGGAATAGGCCTTGGTTGATAGGAAGGTGGAGACTGCCCCCGCCGAGCCGCCGCGATCGTAGCGCGCGACATTGGCGGTGGGAGCATTCGCAGGAACGCCGACCGAGCCGCGCGCTACGACACTATGCCCCCCCGGCGTGCTGTAGGGCCGCATGCCGGTGAAGTCGCCGGTGGCAAAGTCGGAATTCTGGATCGCGTTGCCGGGCGCCGCCGCCAGATTATAGTTGGTGATCGAATTCGGGTCGACCACGCCGCCGTTGACCGTGCTCAACAGCGAGAGCGCACCCTGTCCGGTGAAGCCGGCAGAGATATTCGTCGCGGTCGGATCCGCACCGGCCGCGGCGGGCTTCAAATTCTCGATAGGCGTGCCGTCGGCATAGGTGATCCCGCTCGCGGTCGCCGGCGGGGTGAGGTTCTGCCAATAGGCGTTCGCCGTCGTCGGCCAGGCTGGCGGCGCGTGCCCCTTGTCGGGGGTCGCGTTGATGTAGAGCCACGAGCTTTTATCCGCCGACCAGACGACGTGCCCGGCGCGATAGGTCGCGGTATTGTCATAGACGCCCTTGTCCTCGATCGTGTCGGCGAAGAGCACCTCTTCATAGGAGAGGACGCGCGCCGGGCGAGCAGCTCGGGCGCGGAGGCGGAAGATCGGTTTTTGCGATGCGAGCGGCTTACTGTCGACGACGCGGGGAAGGGTGCTCCCATCCTTGTTCATCGTCGCGGTCGCGACATTCGACGTGCCGCGCGTGATCGAAACCTTCTTCTGGAAAGTGACGAGCGGAGTCGCGTTGATGCTGCCCGCCATCGCTTCGATCAACTCTTTCACGTCGCGCTGCTCGGAGGTCCAGTAGCGCGCGGCATAGTTGACCGTGACGTCCATCGCATCGAACGCCGCGGTGTCGATATTCCCGATGGGGACGCCGCGGTGAACCTGTAGGATGCGCTTCATAATCGCACCGAGCCGGTTGCTGCCGAACGTCGCATTCACCGTGATAGGCGCCGCGGGAGGGGCGCCAAGCCCTACCAGGCCCTCGGCGACGCATGTGGCCCACCGGCCGGGCGGGACCGTGCCAGCGTCGATCGCAGCGGCGAGGAGAGCATAGCTGGCATAGTTCGCGACGCGCGCGCCGCGATCGTCGAGACCTTCCATCAACCGCGTGATGGCGGTGGTGTTCGCATAGCCGTCGATCATGCCGATCCAGCGCGTCGTATCGAACCACACCGGCTCGATATTCTCGACAGCGCCGAAGCCGGCCGGCTTGAGCGTGCCGCGCTTGTCCGCCTCGCCGGTGAGGCCGCCGCCGCCGGTGAACGAGGCGGTAAGGAGCGGGCCTTCCAGGAATTCGGTCGAGACCTCCATCACGAGCGACACGAGGCCATTCTCGATATCAACGCTCGGGTCGATGACAAAGCCGTCGAATTCGGTCACCGGCGGCCATGCGAGATCCTTCGCCGAATAGATCGCCGCGGCAGCGCCCGCCCATTTGATCTGCCTCGCGGCGAGACCGAGCATCGACGCATTGAAGGACAGGCGCGCGCGGCCGGCGAGCACCTTGCCATCGAGGTCGGGCGACATGGTTTCGAGCGACATGACGGGCCGCTCGGTGATCGCCGGAAACCATTCTATTCCGCCGGTGCCATAGGTGTCCGCCGTGGGGCCATCCGCGAGGCGCACCTCAATCCGCTGCGCCGCTGCGATATCGAACGGCTGCAAATAAGCGAATATCGGTGTCATGGGCTGTTCCTATTGGAGCGGATTTTTCCCGATGCGACCGCCTCCGCCGCCGCCGCGGATCACCCCGGGGAGATAGCCTAGCGAGCTTCCCCCTGTCGAGCCAGTTCCGGCCGCGGGCGGCTTGGCGGTGTTGCCGTTGTCGTTCTGCGCCTTGAGCGCCGCGAGGATCTGTTGCAGCGTGCCGTTCAACGTGCCCGTCTGCGAATTCGTCGCGCCAGCGAGCGAGGCGATCGCGTTTTGCACCGTCGTATCGTTCGCGAAGGGCGAACCGGGGAGGTTCGTCACGTTGCCCGCGCCGCCGGCATTGTCCCGCGCCTTGGTGAGCAAATCCTTGAGGCTGTTGAAATCCGCGAAGAAGTCGGCGCCGGACCCGAAGAGGTTGCGCGAGGCTTCCTGAAAATTCTGCGCCGCATTGAGGAGCGCGTTCTGATCGACCACCTTGCCCGAGGCGATATCGCTCTTGAACGTGTTGAGCTTGTCCGAAGCGTTCTGGTAGACGGTGCGCTTGTTGAGCGGCGAGGAGGAGCCGCCCATCATTTCGTCCAGGAATGCGGTGATGGCAGACGATGCTTGCTGTGTTGCAGCTTCGATCGCCTTGCCGCGCTCGAGTTCGTAGAGGGCCGCCATCTCCGCATATTGCTTCGCCGTCGCGCCGCCTTCCTTGAGCGCCGCGAGCATCTGCGCAAACTCTTCGTTGAGTTCGGTGACCGCGAAGCGAACCGGATCGGTGATCGCCATAAGCCGCTTCGGGATGCTCTCGATGAGCACCGCTTTTTGGAGCTGCTTTTGCAGATCCTTGCCCGAGGCGAGGATGCGTTGCGACGCCGCGGAGATGCCGCGCACCACCCCGTCCTGTAGCGCGTTGCGCACCGCATAGGCGATGGCATCCTCTTCGGTGTCGAATTTGACCGTGCCGCCGCCCTTGGTGCGACCCTGCCCGGTCGGGTCAACCACGAATTTCTTCTTGCGCTGCCCGATCGACACGCCGAGCGAGCCGCCGAGGTCCGCGCCGAGCGCGTCCGCGATGCTGTTGAGCTGCTCGATAACCCCGCCGGCGAGGCTGTTCGCATTGTTCTTATACGAACCGCTGTTGCCGGTGAGGCTCGACACGCCAAGCTCACCGTCGACCATCCCGATCGTGGCGGACGCCTTCTTCGTCTTTTTGAAGAGCCCGCCGATCGTGCCGCCGACCAGGCCGCCGATGATCGACCCGCCCGGGATCGGCAGGAACGAACCGATGGCGCCGCCGATCGCCGCCCCGGTGGTGCTTTGTTTCAGCCCGAGCGCCTTGGCGAAGCTGCTCGCCATCATGCCGGTGCCCGCGCCTTGGAAGGCCTTGCCTACGCTGCCGCCGATCTTCTTGAAGAAACCGTCGGTTTTGAACGTCTTGTCCAAGGCGTCGCCAAAGCCTTCGAACATCGTATCATAGGCCTGCGCGCCCGTCGGCAGCTTGCCGGATTGTGGGGCGGGAACGCGGCGCGGCGCGGTGACCACGATCGGCGCATTGGGATCATAGCTCTCATCGCCATTGTCGTTCGCACCGCCGCCACCGGCGAAGATCTTGCCGAGGCCGGCGCTGCCGGTGATCGCGCCGAGCACGCCGGTCGCCGCCGAACCGATCCCGACGCTCTTGCCCGCGCTCTTCGCCGTCCGCAACGCGGCGTCGGCGCTCGCCTTGATCTGGCCGGCCGCCGTCGTCGGCACGCCGCCCGCACCGACCATCCCCGAGGTCGCGGCCTCGATGCGCGCCGCTGCCCGTTCGGTGGCGCTGGCGAGCTTCTCGGTGCCCGAGCTTGCGCGGGTCGCGTTCTTCTCAAGCATGTCGACGGCGACGTCTACGCCGCCCTGCCCGCTGATTAGCTTGCGCAAGCGCTCGTCCGCGCCGGCGAAGAGCGTCTCGGTGATCTTGCGCACCTGGATCCGAGCGATGTTCTCGAAGATCTGCGCGCCGAAATCCTTGACGGCGGAGAAACCCTTCTTCGGGATATTGATGAGCATATCCTCGAAGCTGTCGCGCGTCTGATCGGCGAGCCCCAGGATCATGCCGGTGATCCGCTGCCGCGAGGCGAGCGCATCGTTGATCCGCTTTTGCTGCCGCTCGTTCGCGAGGAGGGTTTCATACTCCTCGCGCGTCACCTCGCCGATGCTGTCCTGTAGCGAGAGCGCTTTCTCGAGGGCCGCGGCTTCATCTTCATAGCCGGCCAGCATCATGCCGCTGATTTGAAGCTGCCGCTCCTGATCGCGCAGGAGGTCGCGGATCGGCTGGCGCACGCCATAGTTGATCCGCTCGGCGTCGGCGTCCGCCATCTCTTGCGTGTAGATGCCCTGCCCGAGCGGGTTTTCTTTCGTGATGGCGGCGATGCCGTTCATCGTCTCGCCGACAAGCTGCCGGAGTTCGCGGGCGTCGCGCGCCGCCCGGTCGAGCGCCTTCGGCTCCGCGTCATACCGAGCGAGGATATCTTCACGCTTGTCGGTGCGGTCGAGCGCCTTTTGCAACTCGGCTTCGGCCTTCGCCGCCGCGTCGCTGGCATCCTTGAGCTTCTTCCGGCCGCCGGCCGCCTTCTCGACGCCGCCGGCCGGGGCGCCAGGCCGCTCTTGCTTGCTCGGGGGCGTCATCCCCGCAACCTCATAGTCACGATCGGTCGCGTTGCCGGACATGATCTTGTAGGAGAGGTTCTGTTTCAGGAAGCCGGTGGTGGCGTTCTCGAAGGCGTCGAGTTTCTCGAAGCTGCTCGCGCCTGCCCCCATATCGAGCAGCTTTTTGCGCGCCGTGGCAATGTTGATATCGCCGGTTTGCAGTTGCCCGAGCACGGCGTTCGCGCGCTGGTTACCGCCCTGCGGCAGATAGCCGAAGCGCGCGATTGAAGATCCCGACTGCGGCGCGGGGGTGAGGTCGCCGCGCGCCGCGCGCCAATCCTTCTGCGCCTCGAGGAGGCCCTGCCACACCTTGAGCTTTGCGTTCTCGCGCAGCGCTTGGTTCTGGACGAGGATCTTGCCCGTCGTGAAGTCGATCACGCCCGCGAGATAGTCCTCGCGCTTCGCCATCCGGTCGGCGGCGGCGGCGGCGGCGTCTTGCTGGAAAGCCCACGAGATGAGCAGGCTAATCCCGACGCTAAGCACGATGCCGAGCGGGTTGAGCGAAGCGATCACGCCGCGCAGCCGCGTGGCGAACGATACCGCGCCGGAGCCGGCCGTCGCCATCGCCGCGCGATAGCGCGTCGTCTGTGTCGTCATCGTCGCCGTGCTGGCCGAAAGCTGCCCGTTGACCAGTTGAAGGCGCTGTTGGCTATTGGTGAGCGCGACGTTCGCGGCGCGCGCCTGTTCCATCGCCCGGGCATATTCACGCGATGCCGTCGGGTTGAGGAAGCCCATGCCGCTGCGACGCGCATTCTGTTGCGCCTCTCGCGCGGTGGCGAGCGCGGCCGCGCGCTGTTGCCGCTCGACGTTGATGTTTTGCCGGATCTCGGCGCGCACCGAGCGCAGGGACGTGATGCGGCTGGCCGCCGCCTTGCGCGCGTCGCTGGCCGCGGTGACCTCGGCGCGGGCGGCAAGCTGTGTCTCGTTGCGCAGGCGCGAGGTTTCCGCGGTGCGCGCGCTGATCGCCGACAGCGCGGTCCCTGCCTTGTAGCTGGCGAACGCGACGCCGAGACCGAGCGCCGCATCCGTCGCCAGTTGAAGGTTTCGCGCGAGGAAGGCGAGTCCCTCGGCAAGCGCCGTGGTGAAGCCGAACGCCTGATCGCTCTCGCCGACCATCGTCATAAGCGAGTTCTGGAATTTCGACGTCGCCGAAGCGAGCGTCTCGGGGAGGCGCGAAAGCTCCTCGTCGATCCGCTTGCTCTCCTTTTCGAGCGCGTCGGCGATCACCTTCGGGGTGAGCTTACCCTCTTTGCCGAGTTCCTTGAGCTTGGCGATGGGGACACCCATGCCGTCGGCGATCGCCTTCGCCAGCCGGAGCGTGTTTTCGCGGATCGACTTGAGTTCGTCGCCCGCCAGCGCGCCGGAGCCCACGCCCTGCGCAAACTGATAGAGACCCGCGTCCTGGCTGATCTGCGCACCACCCGACAGCTTCGCCGCCTTCGCCGCGATCTCGGTGAGGCGCGATGCCTGCCGCTGGTCGAGGCCGACGTCACGGCCGGCGAGGGTGAGTTTGGCGTAGAGGTCGACGACAGGGGCGAGCGACGTGCGCGCGGCTTCGGCGATCCGCACCGTGTCGCGCATCGCGCGGTTGACGTCTTGCTGGCTCTCGTAGAGCGGAATGAGGCGCGAGCGCACCTCGGTATACTTGTTGGCCTGGCTCGCGATGAAGAAGAGGCCGGCGCCGACCCCCGCCAAGCCGAGGCGAAGCCCGGTGAGCTCGCCCACGGCAGACGCGAGCGCGCCGACGCGGCCGGCGATAGGACCGAGCGGACCTTGCACCACATTGAGCGTCGTGGCGGTGGTGCGCAGCGATCGTTCAAGGCCGGTGACCTCGCGCTTCGCCCCTGCAGCGGCCCGCGTCGTCTGGTTGAGCTGGCGATTGGTGGCGCCGGCCGCGGTCGCGACGCGCTGGTTTTCCCGCGCGACCTCGCGCAGCGCGTTCGCTTGCTGGCGCATCTGCGCCGTCTGCGCGGCGTTCATCCCGCCCCCGAAGCCCGAGATCCCGGCGGACATGCCCGCGTTGGCGCGCGCCGCTTGCTGCGCGATCCGCTGGAAAGAGGAGGTGGCCTTGCGCTCTAGCGTCGCGAATTTCGCGTCAATGGCGCGATCCGGCTCGACATTGATGTAGCTCGTGAATGTCGATGCGCGCGCCATCGGGTGCTCCCATTGCTCGCGATCGGTGGCCGACGACGGGCTTAACCGATCACCGCGACGAAAGCGAGATCAACGATAATTCTGCGCGAGGAGGCGGCGCATATAGTCGGGCAGGCGCTTCGCCTCGCGCATAAGCTCAACGTCTTTGTCGAAGCGCTTGGCCCGGCGCGTCTGCCGGATGAGCACGAAAACCACCGTGTCCTTCTCGGGGACGATGCGCGTGCGCGGGCGGCCCTTGCCGAGCGCTTTCGCCTGCCCCGTCTTGGGCGACAGCGACACCTTGCGCACCACGAGCAGAGCCATGTTCGCGCTGATTTTCTTGAAGATGAGTTTGCCGATCGAGGATTCCAGCCCCGCGGCGCGATAGCGCGATGGCGTGATGCGCTTCTTCCGGCCGCCGACGCCGACCAGCCGCGGCACCGCCGACGTCGCATAGGCAAGCCATGTCCCGTTCTTCGCGCGGATCGTGACGCCTTTGCTATACGCCTCGAGCGCGCCGCCGGCGAGGCTGTCGTCACCGCCCTTGGCGAAGATCACCCCGTATGGCGTGCGGTCCGTCTGCCGCTTGCGGTAGGCAGAGGTGTAACCGACGGCGTTGGACAGCCTGCCGAGCCCGGCCGCCTTCATTCGGGCCTGTATACGCTTCTGCGCGCGGCTGGCGGCAATATCGGTGGCTTGGAAGGCTGCGCGCTTGTGAGCGGCGGAGAACGCCCTCGCCTCGCTGCGCAGCCTGCCGAAGTTGGGCGGCTTCACGCTGATAAACGCCCGGGCCATCACTCCCCCTGTTCCTGAAAATACTCTTCGCAGACGGAAAGCGCGCGGCGAAGGCGAAGCGGTTGGTGGATGATGGCCCTCCCGTCTGGAAAGGAAGGGGGACCGCTTCCGTCCCCCCTCAACAGCAAGAAGAGATCTACGACTCGTCGGTGGTCGGCTCGGATCCGCCTTCGGGGGTTGGTGTGGAAGATGATTTCGTCGAAGATCCATCGCTGCTCACCGATGCGTCGCTCGGTTGAGGCGAACCAGTCTGATCTTGCCCGCTCCCGGCAGGCAAGTCGGAGTTTTTTCTTTCCTCCTCCCCAAGGTCGAAGCTGCGCTCGATTTCATGCTCGACCTCGCGGCGCGCGATCGGCCCAAGCTTCTGCCACAGTCGATCGAGGGACGCTTCGGCAAGGCATTCGCCATCCTCACCCTCGACATATTCCGGTTTGAAGCCGGTGCCTTTCCAGTCGACGATGTAGAGCCGGCTCATCATGCGCCGCTGCACAATCTCGTAGCTGTTTTGCTGGACGATGAGGTCGCGGATCCGCTGCGACCTGGCAGTCACGTCGTCAATCAGAAGCTGGCTCTTCGCCTTCGTCCGCATCGGGCAGGCGTTGACCGGGAAAGCATCGGGCTCGCCCACCTGGGCGCCGGCCGCCTTGTCGCGGCGGCGCTGGATTTCCTGTTCCTGCCAAAGCTGGACGTGCGCCTGATAGGCGCCCTCGTGCTGCCACACCTCTTCGAGAAGATTGGCCTTCTCGTCGGCTTCGGTCTCGTCGGGCGTGCCGTCCACGTCCTTCGTGAAGAGGTTGTAGATCTCGTCGATCATCGTCGCGCGCACGGTCTCCTGTGTGACCGGAGCGACGTTGCGGCGGAAGAGTTCCATGCCGAGAACGTCGCTCTCGGTCTCGGTGGGCTCGCGCAGGGTGAGGACGATGGGGGTTTCGTCGCCGAGTGACGGCGGAGTGAACGGCCTGCGCAGCGCGCTAAGCGGAATATACTGTTTCATATGAGGCTCCTCGGATAGCGACGCCGCCACCCGAGGAGCCCGAAGGTCACCAGAAGAGCGACAGCGCCGCCGACTTGTCTACGCCAGTGAAGGCCGCATTGCCAGTCAGATTGACGAAACCGTTGCGGTCGCCGGGGTTGTTGAGCGGGTTGAGCACCACCTCGGGCGCCGAGAAGGCGAACCGATTGCCGACCGCGCCGCCCCATACGCTCATCAGGCCAAGCACCGTCTGCGCGTCGACACGGCTGTCAATCGCGAAGTCGGTGATAGCCATCTGGTTGAGGTCGAGTTCAAGCCCGCGCTCGCCGGACATGATCTCGTATGCGTCCTGGCCGGCGTCCGCGTTCGCGTTCGATGCACCGGCCGTTTCCGCGCTCATCGTGAAGCGGTTCGACTGGTGACCGAGCTTCACGCGGTCGAGATAGAATTTGCCGGCGCGGTAGGGCGGGATCGACGTGAGCAGGCTGTTCGGCAGCGACGGGCTCGCCTCGTCAACCGTGCCCGCGGGAAGCCCCTTGAGCGCGAATTCGACCGAGGGATAGCCCTGGTTCTGCTCGTTCGACACCGGACAGTCGATGGTAAGCGAGGTCGGGCGGCAATCCATATAGTCGTAGCGCTTTTTGTCGCGCCAGATGGACACCGAGAGCAGCGGCGGCGCCGTGGTGAGCGTGCCGAGCACATAGGTCAGGTTCGCCGGGATCGTATAGTTCCCACCCGCGGGCGGCGCGACGATCGTCTCACCGATCGTGGCGAGCTTGCCGGTGCCGTCATAGTCCATGACGACGGACGTGCCCTTGACCGTCCCGACGGTGCCGATGTTCGCATGCTGGATCGGCATGCCGATGTAGAAATCATCGACAGCCGACGCGCCCGCGTCCAGCTTGAGCGCCTGCGTTGTGCTGCCCGCGACGAGCGCCGCGGTGAGCGCAGCGGCGAGGCGGACCTCGGTGAAGCCGGCCGCTTGCAAGATGCGCCCCTGCGGCCATGCGTTCGCGAGCGGCGGCGCCGCACCGCCGGGACCGCGCAGCGCGAAGGTCGCGCCGGCGTTCGACGTGCGACCGAGGTAGACGCGCGCGGCGTTCCACACCGAGCCCGTCGCCGTCGGATCGTCCGCCGAGACGATATCGTCGCCGTTCGTCGGCGGCGAGACGGGGATAAGATCCGCCGGTGCCGCCGGCGCAGAGAACACGCCCGGGACAGCCTGGATCTTCACGGCCATCGTCGTGATGCGAGATTTATGGTTCCAAGCCAACGGTCTTACTCCTTACCCGCGCCGGCGTTGGTGCCCGCGCCCTTGTTGCCCTCGACCTTGCCGGCCGCCTGTTCTTCCGCCTGCCGCTCGGCGAGCGCCGCCGCCTCATTGTTGAGGCGCTGCGCTTCGGCTTCGGCCGCGCGCTGCTGTTCTTCCGCGGCCTTGTCGTCGGCGGCATCGCTCTTCTCGAGCGCCTTCGTCGCCTTCGGGTCGCGAACCTGGACGATTTCGGTGACGCCGAGATCCTCGCGCGTCACGGCTTCGAGCTTGAAGCCCGGCTCGAGACCCGGGACCGCGACGCCGTGAAGCTTTTCGTTTGCGTCGTCGAGTGCCTTGTCAAGCACCTCCTGGCGCTTTTCGGGCTTCGCTTCGGCCGCGGCGTTGCCGGCCTTGAGCAGCGCTTCCATGTCGAAGCTTCCCGACGGGAACGACATGGGCGCAGCCTTAGCGGCTTCCTCGGGGCTGCGCTCGGTTTCATCATGCGGCTTCATAGGTTCTCTCCTGGACCCAACAAGACTGATCGGTCGCCCGTCGGCGTTCGATATAACACAGAAATTGATTGCACCAACCTTCCTTCGTCGGCGCTGCTGTCATCGTCGGGGCCGGCGCCTCGATCGACGATATCGTCACAGAATTGGAGCATGCCATGCTCCTCGTCGCGCAGCATCTTCACCACCGCATTTGCATAGGCGGTGAGGTGGCCGACCCCGGTGACGTCGCCCTTGGACGCCTCGCTCGCGAGATCGACGTCGAGCACGAGTTCGACCTCCATCGACCAGCACGCCTCGTCGGTCGAGTGGAAGGGCTGGCGCGTGTCGTCGGGCTGGACCTCGATGAACCGCGCCGAGTTTACCGGCCGCTCTTCCTTGCGCGAGTGGCGGTTGCGGAAGTGCCGAAAATTGAGCCGCGGGATATCCGGCAGCACGTCTTGCGTGTCGAAGGCTTCGCAGAGATCCGCGATATGGAGGAGAAGAGTTTCTTCAGGGCTCATCGTCACGCCTTCTGCAAATCAATCAGCCAGTAGCGACCACCTTCGACCGTCTGCCACTGTTCCGGCCGCATGTCGCCGGGGAGCTTCGCATGCCGGACGATGTGGTCTTTGCTCGGCACCGGCACGATGGCCTTCGCGACCTTGAGGCGATCGCCGTGATTGAGCGGGTCGAGGTTCCCGAATTCGGTGTTCTCACCCTCGGCGCCGATGAGGACAAAGGCTTTTATGATCGGGAAGGTGGCACCGTCGTCGCTCGAATAGCCGACGCTGTTGCCGAGGCGCTCGTTCGTTTTCTCGTCCAAGGCCGGCAAGATCGCGTCGAAATCCACCTTCAATCTCCTACAGAAAAGGGGCCGGCGCAACAGACCGACCCCTTCCCCTAATCACCATCGGGAGCCTCGCCCGAAGGCGAGAAGCTCATTCCGCCGGGGGGGCATCCTCGGCGCCGCCTTGACCTTCTTCACCGGCAAGCTGGTCGGTGGCATTGGTTTCGAGCGGGGGGTTTTGCGAGGCCGTCGTGTCGCGCGTGTCGGCGCCCGTCGCCGCATCCTCGAGCTTCGCGGCCTTGGCGGCGGCGCCCTTCTTCGCGGCAGGCGCCTTGCCCTTTGCGCCAGCCTTCTTCGCCGGAGCGCGGACGGCCCTCGCACCTTCGGCGAGGCGGCGCGTCGCGGCGTCGGCGGCCTTCTCGGTGGCGCGCTCGGTGACGCCCGGCGCATCATCGTCGCCGTCGTCATCCTCGCGGATCTTGCCAATGCCCTTGTCGACGAGCTTCTCGGCGAGCGAGCGCGACGTGCGGATCTTGCTCGCCTTATGGCCCTTCGCATTGTTGACATAGGCATAGCCGGTGCCGTCGGCGACGTGGCCCTTGCCGGTGGCGATCACGGTGACATGCTCGGTCGATTTCATCGTCTTTTCCTTCTCGTCCTAGAGCTTCGATCCTCAAGCGCCTTACGGCAACTCGAGGGTCATAAGGGCCTGCGGTGCGAGGCAGGCGTAGAGGACGTAGGAGCGGACGTAAATGTCCACCCATTCGAACATATTCGGGCGGTTGTCGGGCGACACCACCGAATAGATATCCTTCGCCTTCTCGTTGACCTCGGTGAAGCTCTCGCCCGGGAAGTGATAGGCCTTGAACACGTCCTTCGCGCCGGTCGGGAAAACCTTCGCCTGGCCGGCCGGAACCTGGAGCGTTTCGTCGTCGCTACCGTAGTAGTGATGCCAGGTGACGCCGCCGAAGGTGAGCGATTTCCACGCCATGCTCTCGCCGAGCATGTCGACCTTCGATTCCTGGAGTTCCCAGATCCGTTGCACGCCGGGGTGCCGGATGAGCTTCGACCAGAATTCATCGCTGACAAGCGCCTGGTAGCGCGTGTTCGGCGTCAACCGGCCCTTGAGGATCCGGCGCATCGGCATGATGATCGTCTCGTCGATATCGCCGCGCAGATCGTCCGCGGTGATGGTGTCGAGATCCAGTTCGATCGCCGCCGGCTGCGCGATGCCGAATTCTTCGTAGAAGTCGGCGACCTCGGTGGTGCCGTCGGCGTCCAGGATGATGCCCGAGAGCGCACCGAAGCGGTGATACTCGCGGGTGTTCTCGTCGTCATCCTTGAGCGCCTTCTGACGCTCGGCGACGAGTTCCATCGCATTGTCCAGCCGGGTCGCGGTCGGCAGCATCGGATTGAGGAGGTTCTCCACCTCTTTCGAATTGATGCGATCGCGCTGCGCCAGTCGCGGACCTTCAAGCTGGCGCAGAGTGCGGCCCGAGCGGCCCTTGAGCTGCTCGGGAGCGCCGCGTTCGGACGTCGCGACGCGCTCGAGCAGATTGTCTTTGGCGACGAGCGTGACGGTGGTGGTTCGAAGATATTCATCCTCGAAAATACCCATCGTAGCGAGCTGGTTCGGAACGGTGTCGATATCGCCCACCATTTCCGTCATCTCGGTGGCTACGAAATCGTCCGTGCGGAAAATGTCGAGAGCGAGTTCCATCTTAACCTCTTCTGTTTGCCGGCTCGCCGGCGTCCCCAATCAGTAGCGAACGAGCGCGCCGTTCGTGGCGAGCGCGGCCTCGGCGGTGGCCTTCTGCGGGCCGGTGATACCGGCCTTCCAGAAGAGCTTTTTGCCGTTGACCTCGCAGTCGCGCACATGGGCGACAGCGCGGACGTTGGCAGCGGCGTTCGGCTCCGCGCGCGCATAGAGGAACGCCTTCGCGACCTCCGCGCCGGTCGCCGCGGCCGGATCGTGGGGCACATACAGCTTGGTCGCCGTGATCTGCCCGAGCACGGTGCCCGGCTTGAGGTGGTCGACGCCGGTGAAGGCGGCGGCGGCAAGCATGATCTGCTCGCGCGAGCGACGGCCTTCGGCTTCCGAGATGATATGCTCGGCGTCGCGGACCCGGGTGAAGGACTTTACTTTCGGCACGTTCCCAACTCCTTACTTGGCTGCGTTGACTTTGGCCGCGGCGCGCTGCCGAGCGGTCGGTTCCTTGCCCTTGCCGCCTTCCGCGTTGACCTTGGTGGTCGCGCGCTTGCGGGCGGCGCCCTTCTCGCTGGCACCGGCGCCGCCTTCGGCGTTCGCATCGGCGCCGACGTCGATCTTTTTCGTCTTGTCGAGCAGCGCCAGCGCGGCCGGATCGCCGCCGCCCTGCAGCGAGCAGAGACGGCCGATCTTCTCGGCGGAGAAGTCGGTGTCGAGCATCAGCGACACGGCGAGTTCCATGTTCGCCGCGCACGCCGGGTTGATGATGATGCCGGCCCACCGCTTGTTGGTGTCGAGACAGCCCGCCTTGTAATCGGCGGAATTCTTGTTCGCAGCGGGGGCCTGGTCGGCGTTCGGGGCTTCGCCGCCCTCCTCACCTTCACCGCCTTCGTCGCCGTCACCTTCGCCGCCGTCCTGGCCGCCTTCGCCCTCGCCGCCTTCCTCGCCTTCGGGCGCGGGGGTGGGCGTTCCGTCGCCCTCCTCACCTTCGCCGGCGCCGCTATCGTCCTCCTCACCTTCGCCGGGCTTACCGCCATCCTGCGAAGCGATCGTCACGAGCCCGGCGCCCGCGAGGAGGCGGGTGAGGCTGGCGAAACGGGTGGAGGTGTTGCGAGACATGGCGGCCTGTTCCTTTTCGTTACCGGCTGATAGCCGAAATGATCGAACCCCACGCTTGGTGCTTGGATCCGACGTCACTCACGAAACCGATGGCCTTAGCTTGCAGCCCCATATAATCGAGGGCTTCTGTTTCGCGAACACTTTTTTTCGACACCCCCATGTTGCGCGCGACCGTCTCGATGAAGATCTCGCGAATGTCGTCAATCTGCCCCTGAATGTGCGCGAGCGTGTGCTCGGGAAGGGGCTCGGCGGGGTGCGATCGAAACTTTTCCTCACCGGCGCGGATCACCGTCACCTTGATCCCATTCGACTTGAGCTGCTCGCTATAGTCGGCGTGCAAGGTGATGACGCCGACCGAACCGACGCCGCCGGTGCGCGGCACCCAAACCTTGTCCGCCGCGGTCGCCAGCGCATAGGCCGCCGAATAGGCATGGTCCGCGCAGATGGCATAGGTCGGCTTGCCACCGTTCTTGCCGTTGAGCGACCAGATGAGATCAACCAGGTCGAAGAGACCAGCGACGTCACCGCCGCCGCTGTCGATGACGAGCGCCTTCGCGCGAATGCTCGGATCGTTCTCGGCGTCGAGCACCTTCGTTTCGATGCCGTCATAGCCGGTGAAGCCGCTCTCCGGGTCAAGCCCATAGGTGTTCGCGAGCGTCCCTTCGACGGGGATGATCGCAACGCCCTCGGTCTCCTGAAACGTCTTGCCGGAGACGCGGCGCGCCTGGCGGACGCCCGCCTCGTTCCGGCCGGCGTCGGCGAGCATAGCCATCTCTTCGCGGCCATATTCGTTCTCGCCATACTGGATCGCGTTGACCCCGATGCGCTGGTTGAGCGCGGCGATCAGCATCGGCGCGCGGGAGGGGTGCATGCAAAGCGGCTGGTTGAGAAACCGCTGCGCGATGAGCGGTAGATTATGGCTGTGCATCGTCGTTTCCTTCTTCATCGACCACGCCGTCACCGTCGCCGTCGCGCTTGCTGCCCTTCTTGCCCGGCTTCGCATCGCCGGCGTCTGGATCCTCGTTCGCGCTCGTGTCCTCCTGCCCCGGATCCTTCTGGCCCGGGACGGGGATGCCGAGTTGCTTCATAAGGCTGATTTCGATCGCCTTCGTCTGCAAATTCTCGAGAGCGTCGAAGCCCTGCGCGCCGGCGATGCCGTCGAGCGTCTCGGCGCCGAGCGTCCACCGCTCGGTGGCCCCCTTCGCTTCCTTGAGCGGGTCTACCCAGCCCATGCCCGGGCCGATCCAGCGGACGCGCGTGTAAGCTGCGCGCGCCTCGTAGAAGCTCGGGGCGCCTCGAGGAGCCTTGAGGATGCCGAGCGCGAAGGCTTCTTCGATCACGCAATTGGTGATGAGGTTCGCGACATGGCCGCCATACATGCGGCGCTCGAAATCGACGATCAGCATCGCGTTCAAGGCCGAAGCGCGGATGCTCGAATATGTGCTGTCGGTATAGTCGAGCGTGAGGCTCTCGACCGAGATACCGATAGCGCTCGCGAAGTTGCGCAGGAACGCTTTGCGGAAGGCGTCGCTATCGACCAGCGACCCCTTGAGGTTCTCCATGACGAGTTCGTCATTCGGCCCCAGGACCGGGATGCGCTTGTTCCCGACCTTGAGGTCCATCTTGTCGTAGGCGTCAAGCTTGAGATCGAAAACCGACGGGCCGTCATCACTGGACGGCGACAGATATTCCCGCACAACTTGCGGGTCCATAGTGGTTTTGATGTAGGACGAGATGACCGTGTTGACCGCGGCCGATTCCAGAAGCGCACGATCGAGGGTGCCATAATTCTCGAAGGCTTCGAGGCTGGTTACGAGCGGCGAGATGGCGCGATTGAGAGCGGCGCGGCGTTTGATGAACCAGTGGAAAGCCATCGGCCGGCCGTGCTCGGTCTCGCGCGGGATGAATTCCCACTCGTTCGCTTCCTTGCCGCCGTCCGAAGGGTGACGCTTGAGGCAATGGATCCCCGTCATGCGCCCGAGCGGGTCGAGTTCGCGGCCTTCGAAGATCGACCCGTCTTGCTCGTCGCGGTTCGGCGGCGTGCCGATGCGCGCGGGGTCGAGCAGATGGACATAGGTCGCCCATTTGTGGTTGTAGCGGTCGGCACGCTCGCGATCGTAACCGATATAGCCGGCCACCTCCGCATCGCCGCCGACCATCGTGCGGAAGCCCTGCCAGAGGAGGCCGTTGATCTTATAATGGCCCTCGGCATCGCAAAGCATGCGATCATCGTCGCCCCACTCGTTCCACACCGAGGAGACGGCCTGGCGATATTCGAGGCCCCACTCGATATCCTGTTTCAGCCAGCGCAGATCCGGCGTCGCGATCGGGAACATCGACGCGCCAACGACGGTGTGCGCCTTGCGGTCGAGACCGCCGCGGACGAGTTCATTGTTGCGCTCGAGCGCCTGGACATTGCGCAAGGCCGCCTCGCGCCCGAGCTTGACCTCTGCCTTGGCGGAGAGCTTCGGTTGAAAGAGCGCCTGCCCGTTATACGCGCCGAGCCGGGCGAAGGGCTTTGGCATGTAATCGGTCGGCACGCGCATCCGCGGTTTGCCCGTCTCGGGGTGATACCCGACGAGTTGCGGCTCTTTGCTCATCCGATCATCTCCACCCCGATTGCCCGGCCGCCGCCGCCGCCGTTCCGCCGGTCCATCTCGCATTTCGCGGACAGCCATAGGGAGCGAAGCTGGTCGGCGCTGCCGCGCGTATATTCCAAACGGCGGCCTTCCGCCACGACAACCGCGACGTCCCCGCCGGTGGTGAGCGCGATGTATTTCGTCCGAAGGTCGGTGACCATTTCGGCGAGAGCTACGTCATCGAGATCGTCGAACATTGGTCACTCCGGTCGGTTGTTTCGCGCTACGAGGCGGTCGAAGTAATTTTGAGGCTTGGCGGCCTCCATGTCGATAGGCTTATTTTTCGTTTTTGCCTTCTGCTCTTTCTGGACGAGGATCGGCCGCGCCCAAGGCGGCGGCGCCTTCTGCCAGTCGATCTCCTTACGCTCCGGCTGCAATGTGGCGCGCGCGGCATCGCAGTTTACCCAACCGTCCCATGTCTCGTTGCGGCCCTGCACGAGCCACTCGCCGTTGACGAGGCGCTCGGAGCATAGCTCGCGGAAATAGCGGTCCTTCAAATTCACCGGAAGGTGCATGCGCCCCGGTCCCGGGATTTCGATCTTCATCCGCTTGATGATGATCCGCTTGATATCATGGACGTTGAGCGTCCGCTCCCAAGGCGCGCCGTCGAGCGGCTGGCCGTGATCGTCGACCAGGCCGCGGCGCGGCTTGCCGTATAGCTCGCCCTTTATGTGCGCGTCGCCCTTGGTGAGCATGACGCGCCACTCGGGCACCGGATCCTTGTCGCGGGTGTGGATGCTGCGCGCCCACAGGCGAGCATTGAGCGTCACGCTCGCGTTGCCCTCGCCGGGCTGGCCGCCGGTGTCGACGGCGACGCGCGCGATCGGGAGATGATATCGCGGATCTCGGGCGAGCGGATAGCTCTGGTTGAGCACCGCATGTTCGATGATATTCCAGTCGGTGAGCTTGTTCGCCGGGTCGATGTTTTCGAAGCCGGGCCATTGCTTCAGGGAATATCGATCGACGAGCCAGCTCTCCCGGCCGGTGTTCCACCCGATGACGACAACCTCGAAGCGATCGCCCTGGACGTCGACAAAGGCGGTGAGGAATTGCACGCCGTCGGGGACGGTGCCGAGCAGATAATCGGAGCGCAGACGGTTTTTGATGACCGTCCAATCCTCCTGCTTTTCGGCCTCGTCGGTGCCTTCGAACACCTCGCCGAGGGATTTCACCACCACCTCTTTGAACGCGGTGAAATCGAGCGTGTCGTCTGCCGCGAGCTTCGCTATCGCCCACTCCTCGGCAAGCTCCGGCATGTCGACGAACGGCGACATGAAAGCGTGGATCGCAAAGCCCATGATCTTCGTCACGGTGCGCTCGCCGACCACCTGGCCTTTCGCGTTCATCGACTGTTGCGGCTGCAACCACTGGCCGGCGTTGCTCATCTTGAGCCGGCTCTCCTCGCCATGCTCCGCCTTGCAATGCGGGCAGACGAGCTTGACCTCGGCCGCGGCCTGCCGCGCGCGATCGCTGTGCTCGACGCCCTCATATTTGACGAGCAGCTCGGGCAAATTCCAGCGCATGCGGTGGCGAGCATATTGGTTGTAGCTCACCGCCTTCCCGCAACACAGCGCGGGGAAATACCAGTCGTGGCGCGTCCCCATCGAAATGACGTTCGCGACGCCCTCGTCCGGCCCGGCGTCGGGGTGGCTCGCGACATAGAGCAGCGCGCCCGCACCGAATTCACGCTGGCGGTTGCGCAGGAGGGTGAGGATCGCCTTGCGGATCTTCTTCGGATAGCCGTCGATTTCGTCCGCCACGATGAGCGGGGCGGCCTTGCCGCGGGTGGTCGACGGGGTGGCGGCGAGCCAGCGCGCGAGGCTGGTTCCGATGCGCTTGCGGTTGCGCGACTGCCGGCGGTTCTTCCAATTGATCTTCTTCGAGATCTTCTCGTGCTCGGCGAGCATCCACTCGACGCGCTCTTCCACATAATCGTCCACGTCGGCGCGCGTCTGCATATACCAGATGACGTTGCGCGACGGACCATAGATCCAGTTGCGAAGGCAGAGGTTCTCGGCGCCGACAGTCTTACCGGATCGCGCGTTGCCCTGGACCGCCACCACCTCGACGCCGACGATATCGCAAGCGTCCTGGATCCCGGGGACATAGGGGGTGAGGGTGGGAAGCCAGCGGGCTTTCTTGCCGTCCTGGCCTTGGAAATATCGCTCTTTGGTCGCGCACTCGGTTACCGAGATCGCCAGCGGCGGGAGTATCGTGTCGAGGGATTTGCGAAACGCGGCGCGAGCATCGCCGACAAGTTCAAGCGCGCTTAGACTGCCTATTTTGGCTTCGAGCGCCTTTAGGTCGGCTCGGCTTACGTGCTTCATTTGAGGCCCTCGGCTGTTCGACCGGCGGAGGCTCACCCGCGCCGAACAACTTGCTCATCTCACCATGAAGCTTAAAAAGCAATTCCCGGCCCCCGTCGTCGATCGTCGAGCGCACCGCGGCATCGAGAAGCCCGTTCGGGTCGACGGCGTTCGCGAGCCCGCCGAGATAGCCCGAGCAGAGCGAGAACACCTCCGCGGCGAGCGCCGCGACGTCGGCCGCATAGACAAGGTTCCCTTGGTCAATCTCGCGCTTCTGGACCGAGGTCGAAAGCTGGTCATATTTGAGCAGCTCGGACGGCGGGAGAATAACCTCATCCTCGGGTGCCTCTTCCTCGTCCTGGCCGCCGAGCAGCTTGCGGTGACGCTGGTTGCGCTCGGCAGCAACCTTGTCGTCGCGGTGCTCCCATGCGGTGAGGATTTCGAGCGTCGCTTTCGCCGGATAGGAGAGCGCGCCCGTTTTCGGATCCTTGCTCGAGGGCTCGGGGAAATCGGGGATCTGCGCCTTGACGTTGACGAACCTCGCCTTCGTCACCTTCCACAGGTGGGCGAGCATCTCGAGCGATATCTCCTCGCCGGCCTTCGCGCGTTTCAGCGCGCGGGAGAGGTTCTTCCGCCGTTCAAGTTGGAGCGTTCCGACCGTCATGGTTTCACCTTGCGGATCGCGAAGCGCGAGACGACGTGGCGCACGCCGTCCTCGAATTCGATCTGGCACGAGTTCATCGTTCCGCGCGCGATGACGCGGCACCGCTGCCCGAAGCGCTCGGGGAGGTTCGTTCGGATGCGCCAGTAGCGATCGAATATCATTCCGACCTGGCCTCCTGGCAGCGGTCGCGGATCTCTTTGGCCTCGGCGTTGTCGCCATAGTCGCAGTCGCCGCATTTCGCGCAGACGTTGACCGGGACGCTGCAACCGCAATAGCCCTCGCCGCGGCAACCCGCGTTCGCGCCGCCGGTAGATTGCCAGTCGTGGCCGTTCTCCGCGCAGGGGCCGTTGCGGATGGCTCGCTTAATTTCCTCAACGCGCGCTTCGGCGTCCGCGAGTTGATCCTCGAGACTCTTCGGCTTGAAATGGTCGGGGACATTCTGACAGGCGCAATAGTCGTCGCTGCCTCGGCAAGGGCATCGCCGCGCGTTCTCTTCCTGCCATGCCGATCGCCGCGTCATGCTTCGCTCCCCGCGTCCAGAGAGACGATTTTCTCCACGACGGCAAGCTCTTGGCGCAGCGCGGCCGACTTGCCTTCGATCCGATCCATGACGGTCGGCACGAATTCATAGGGGCGCACCCGCTCTTTGCAGATTTCCCATATCGCCGGCACCACGAGCGAGGCGGGCTCATTCGAGAGCAGCGAGACCGAGACCGAGATAAACGCCTCCTGATTTTCAGGAGAGGCCATCACGAGCGCGAGCGCGCAATATGCCGAGACCGCATCGAACAGCGGCACCGGACCCTTAGTGTCGTCGGTATTGCCGCCGGCGAGATCCTCTTGAATGAAGGGGATGAGCACCCGCGCCCATTCGACATGCTCGGGCGTGAGCGCAGCGCGAATCTCTTCGTCGCTGCTATTGTTGCGGACGAGATCGGAAACGTGCTCTCGCGTTAGCTGCCGCCGTCGCTGTAGAGCCGACTGCCTTGGGTCCACTGATATCACGGCCTTGCTCATCACGGTCTCCATCGTAAGAATTGTTGTAGATTTTCGCGAAGTTGGTCGGCGCGAGCGCCCACCCTATGCTCAATCGGAACGGCAGCTTTCTCCCTCCCGACGGTGGCACCTCACCGCGAAGGAACGGCGATCGCTCGACCGCCTTGAAGAAATTATCCATCACCTCGCACGGCTCGACGTCGTGGCTGCTAAAACCGTCGAGACGGGTGAGCACCTTCTTGCGCATGTTCTCATCGAGAGCGACGCAACGAGAGATCCGATATTTGTCTGCCAGCTCATTCCAGCGTTCGTGAAATTGGTCGACCGTTGATAATTTTCGAATTTCGACGCCCGTAGAGTCTAAAGGTTCTTTATGATGGTTCATATGATGGTTTGGGGTCCGCTCTGGACCGGGGGTCGACCGCTCTGGACCGGGGGTCGACCGCTCTGGACCGGGGGTGCCAGCCACAGGGTCCAGAGCGGGCCGGGGGTCAATCAGGTGGAAAAAGTCGGGCTCGGGATCGACCTCTTTCGCGCTCTGGCTGAAATGATCCGCCAGCCGTTTATCCTTGTCCTGGTAGCGATTGATGAATTCGCGAGAGAACACATACATGGTCGAAAGGTCGGCGCGCTGGTGACGGGCGATGATCCCGAGGCTTTCCGCCAGAGCGAGCTTGCGCTTGACGGTGCTTCGTCCCGCTCCACTCTTCTGCTCTATCGTCGAGATAGCAGGCCATGCGAGCCCGCCCTTGTCGGCAAAGTCACCGAGGGTGAACAACACGGCCTTGAAGGCCACGTCGGCGAGCGGATAGTTGAGCACCGCTGATGTGCAATCGACGCTCATTTCGCACCCCCGAAAACGGCATGTTCATAATCGACGACGAAAATGATGCGGGCATCGTCCTCGGGGTGTTTCAACCACCGCAAGATACCGCTGGTTTGCATGCTGTTGAGCAGGAGAAAGCCGGTCTCCTCGTTCAACTCGGCGCGGGTGAAGGCGTCTGCATAGTCGCAAGCTCCCCGGCCTCCCTCCCCGATAGAGTCGGCGAGCATGATGAGGAGAAGCTTTTCCCTCACCGCGCCTAGAAAATTAGACCGCATCGCGGCCGATAAGGCCTGACTGCTCATAGAGGGTTCCCTTCGAAAAGATCGTGTTGGTCGGCGAACATCTGGTGATAATCGGTGTGGTCACCGCCGCGCATCGCCTGATAGTCGCCGTGGAATTTCATCGTGCGCTTGGTGGACTTGCCGTGGCGGTTCTTCGGGACGAGGAGGTCGCACTTGCCGCGCGAGTTGCCGAGAGCGGCCTCGTGGTCCTCAAGGTCTTTTGCCTTCGTCGGCAGTTCCATCCGCTCAAGATAATACTCCTGGCGGTAGAGCAGGCTCACGCTGTCGGCGTCCTCTTCCAGCCGGCCGCTCTCGCGAAGGTCGGCAAGCATCGGCACGCTGTTCGCGCGATCTTCGACCTTGCGGCTAAGCTGCGACAGCACGATCCCGGCGACCTCTTCGCTGTCGATAAGCTTGCGCAGATAGCCGGAGATCGCGTTGACGATTACACGGTCATTCGTGTTGTCGCCGATGAGGCTCTCGGCGGAGAGGAGTTGCAGATAGTCGACGGTGAAGCCCGCCAGCTTGCGACCCTTCGCCGCCCATTTCGCCTTGGCGCGGCGCACGAGCGAACCGATCTGCGCGACGTCGCACCGGCCGATGGAGACGAATTCGATCGGCATCATCTCGACCATCTCGACGACGCGCGCGATTTGCGCCTCTTCCTGTTCGGTTAGGTTGCCCTTGCGCAGCTTGTCGATGGAGATCCGGTAACCGAGCGCGAACGCCATATCGCAGACGACGCGAAGGTCCATTTGCTCGGCGGACATTTCCGCGTGAAGGTAAATCCAAGGATTGCCCGCCGCGGCATAGCCGAGCGCCGACGAAACCGCGGCGACCGTCTTTCCCATGCCCGGGCGGCCGGCGAGGATATTATAGGTTTTCGGCTCAAGGTCGCCGAGCGCCGCGTTGAAATCCGAGATCCACGCATTGTGAAAACCGACGCTGCCGCCTTGCGCGCGCTTCGTCCGGTTCTGGACGCCCTTCACCATGTCGGCGAGGTTGCGCACCTTCATCGGGTCGCGTCCGGCATTCGCATCGCGCAGCTTGACATCGAGGTCCGCGGCGATGACGCCGACGTCCTCCCACTCGTCGCGGATCGCTTCGACCCTCTCAAGCGCATCGTAGAGCGCTTCGCGCGATCGGCGGCGCGCAGCGAGCTCGGCGACTTGCTTCGCGAAGTCATAGACGCCGATGAGGCCGGCGCCCGACCCGGTAAGCTGCGCGAGATAGCCGACGCCGCCGACCGCATGGAGACGAATATCCCCGTCGAATATCGGTTTCAGCGTGACAGGGCTGGCGACCTCGCCGTTGGCGTGGAGGCGCATGATCGCGCGGAAGATATCACCGTGCGGCGTCCAGAAGAAATCTTCCCGCTTCACGAGTTCAATCGCGCGGTCGATCGTCGAATTGTCGATCAGCATCGCGCCGAGGAGCGCGGCTTCCGCTTCCTGATTGGCGAGCATCGGCTCGGTGAGCTGGTCTCGCCGATCGTTCGCAGATTTATATTCGGTGGCCTGTCTGCGCATCGTCAACCACCCCCGAATAGGGGCGTGCCCCCGCCGGAGAGATGCGCGACGCGCCAGCGGATATCGGCGATCGATTCCGGGTCATTGTCGATCAGGATGGAGCGGCGCCCTTCCTTCAATGCGGCGATGCCCGTCGAGCCGGTTCCGGCGAAGGGGTCCAGAATGAGGCCGCCCGGCGGGCAGAGGCCGCGGATCCAGTATGCGAGCATCTCGGTCGGCTTCACCGTCGGGTGGTTCTTCACGTCCGCCATCGTGTCGGCGTCGAATTCCTCGCCCTCTTCGCGCTTCAATCGGCGATGGCATTTCGGGCATTGCTCAAGCACCGAATTTTCGCGGTGACCGCATGCCGAGCAGCGATAGACGCGCTGGCTGTTCGGCGCCTTCGGGCAATAGCAGGCACGCGCACACCAATCGTCGAGATTGTTGAAACCGAATTGCCGGAAGAAGCGCGCGGCGCTTCCGCGATCGTCGAGCGGCGCGGATGCCGGCCGACCGCCGGAGAAGGGGTTGAAGATATTGGCGGTGGTAGCGCTCGGCTCGGTGCCGAGCACCGCGCTCTTCTGCCCCGCCTTCTTCGGGAAAACCGAGACCACCTCGGGGCTCCCGTCGTGAACGAGGTTCGACGGCCACCGCCCCTTGTCGGTGAGTTCCATCGTTATCGTGCCGTCGGCGTCGAAGCGGAAACCGTCGCGCCGCTCGCGCGCCGCCTTCTGGATCTCGCGCATCGCATCGCGCGCGTCGATCGCCGACAGCGGCACGCGCAGCGCGTCGATGTTGATGGCGCCGACGCCGTGCGCGAGCATGTTTTCGAGCATGGTGCCGATCATCGGCTTGCGCGCGAAGCATGCCGGTTCCTTCGCCGGCTTGAACGCGCTGCCATAGCCTTCGAATTCGTCGCTCATATTGTGCGATTTCGGCGAGCCCTGCCCATAGAGCCAATCGAGCATGTCGCGGATTTCGAAGCCCGCATCCTCGATCGCGCATGCGAGGCGGTGGTATCGCGTCGAGTGCGAGAAGGCGACGATATGCCCGCCCGGCTTGAGCAGCTTGAAAGCCTTTTCCCATGTCTCCGGCCGGAACGCGATATCACCGCCATCCCATTTGACGCCGTTGAAACCCCGGCTCTCGCGAGCGTATTTGCCGGTCGGCCCGTTCGATTTCGCCGCCTTCGCGGTATCGCTCCCGAACCGTTCATGGATCGACACGAGATGATAGGGCGGATCGGAGAAGATGAGGTCGACTTGGACGCCCTCGTCGGCGAGCCTGTCCATCACCTCGAGGCAATCCCCCTCCTCAATTCTGACTGTCACGATACGAGGCCCCCCGCGAGCATCCGGTCTCGCCAAGGCCGATCGTGCCCGGGCTTCATCGAAAGAAAATGGTCAAGGATCCCCATCGCCTCCGCGGCGTCGGCTTCGACGGTGTTCCATCCGAGCCGCTGGCAGATCGCGAGGCATTTGATTTTCGCATCGTCGCGCTTGAGGTTCCCGACGCCGAGGAAGTGCTTGCGCCACGTCGCGATATGCACCTGATAGCAGAAATCGCGCAGGCCGTTATCGAAGCACCAAAGTTCGACCGCGGCGCCGAGGGCGACCAGCTTGTAGACGACGCGCATGTCCATCTTCGCCGACATATGTTGCGCCTCAAACACGACGTCGGTGAATTTCCATATCGCGTGCTTCTCGTCGAGGAACGAGCGCAGCGCGGCCATAGGCGGGCCGACCTCCTCGGGCGTATAGGGCAGGGTGAGCGTGCCGAAATGGGGCTTATCCATCCCCACGTCATGCAACGCCCACCCCGTCACGGTCGCCAAGTCGAAGGCGATAACCGTCATCCCTGGGCTTCTCCGGCGTCATCGCCGTCCGCTGCAGGGGCGCCGATATCGTCGGGGATCGGTTCGGTCGGTGCCTTGCCGGTGACGTTCTGGCGGCGCAGCGCGACGACGTTCTCGCTGTCCTCTTCGAATGGCTCGCCTGGCGTGCCTTCGCCAGCGTCGCCGCCCTTCGTGCCGGCTTCCTCGCCGCGCTTCTCTTCGTCAGGCTTTGGAATGCCGCGCGGCTTCGGCCGCACCGCGCCCGGGGTCTCGACATGGATGCTCGCCGGAATGGCCTTGTGCATCTGGTCGACGAGATCGCCGGGGAGGTCGATTTCCTTCGTCTCCTGCGCGGCGATGAGCAGGCCGAAGAAGCCGCGCAACAGCATGACGCGATTGTCGGGCTGTTTCGCGAGCACCGCCTTGAGCATGCGCGCCGAACCGCGGTCGACCCGCAAGGTGTCCAGCGTCTCCCACAGGGTTTTCGCATTCCCGCCGATGCTCTTGGCGTTCTGCTCGATCCCCATGATCTTTTTGACCGTTTCGAGGCCGCCTTCATAGTCGGGACCGTTATGATCCCGGCCGACGCCATCGGTCGTTGCCGTTTTTGCCATCATTTGCTCCTGATACGCGGAGACCGCCGCGCGCGGACAGCCGCTCACCCGAGGTGAACGAGGTGTTTGATAAAATCGACGGAAGAGAGGCGGACGCCGTGCTCGGTCGCGCCCTTGAGCACGATGGCCCGCTCTTCTTCGGTGAGGTTCCCGCGGCGGCGGATATTGCGGACCTCTTCATAGGTCAGCGCGGTCTTTTCGCTCACGGCGACCATGCCGCCGAATCGACCGATCACCATTTCGGCGAGCGTTCCGCCTTCGATTTGTAGGGAAAATGACAATTGATTTGCTCCGATTGGTGGCCTTAGTTGCTTGTCTCATAGGCGCAGACGCCGAAGCTTGGCAATATCCCTTTGTGCAATTTTTACACAATCACCCTTGCGGGCCAATAAACATTGGGCCTAAGAGGGCTTCACCGATTCGAAACCACCAAAGGCCACCGATCGAATTGGACAGACAGCTAAGGAACGAATGAGCACGCTTCTCTTCACCCGAGACCACGGCGACCCCGCCGGACCCGTTGAGGGTTTCTATCTCCACCGCCGCCGCGATTGCGTCGACATGCCTGTCAAGGTGTGGTTCGGCGCGCCGCTCGACGAGGAAGGCAACGAGTGCGAACGGTCGCACCGCTGGCAACTCGCTCTCGCCGGCGACCTCCTCGAGGCGGAGGAATGGGATCGCATCTGGCCCCGGTGCGCTGCGCTGCCGATCGACCAGGCTGAATATGACTATCGCGTCGCCCGCATCAAATATGCCCGCGCCGCCGATCCCGATGATCCGTTCGGCGCGGTCAACGGGCAAGTCGATTTCCTCACCGCGCCGCTACCGTTTGGAGACTGAAATGAGCAAAGGATGGATTGGCGTCGACCTCGACGGGACGCTTGCGCACTATGACGGATGGAAGGGTGTCGATCATATCGGCGAGCCCGTCCCGAAGATGATGGCCCGCGTTCGCCGCTGGCTGCGCGAAGGCCGCGAGGTCCGTATCTTTACTGCCCGGGTGAGCGGCCCGAACGCCGAGGAGGCGCGACAGCATATCAAGGAATGGCTGCGCGAGCATGATCTTCGAGACGGCAGCGACGATCTCCTCGAGGTGACCAATATCAAGGATTTCGCGATGGACGAATTGTGGGACGATCGCGTCGTTCGCGTCGAAGCGAACACCGGGACGGCACTGTGCGCGTCGCCGCGCGGGCTGGACACGCCATGAACGCGAAAACCATCTTGCCCACGGTGCTCGAGAAGATCGTCGCGGAAACGATCGAAGCTAAGGCGGCTGGCGGCAACTGGACGGACGAGAGCATTGCCCGCCGCGCCGCCCGCCTCGCCTATGAAGCCGGCCGCGACGATGAGGCAAAGGCGCTCGGAAATCTCACCGATGCGTGGTTCGCATGCGAGATCCGCGAGCACGCGCGCACCGACTATGCGGCGTGGTGCAGCTATTTCCGGCCCATCATGGCGGCGAGGCTGAAATGAGCGCGGAGCATCTGCAACCAGGTCATAACCGGCCGCCGCTGTCGGAAGAGCTGCTCGCGGATCTGCGCGAAGGCACCGCCCCGCTCGACGAGCGCAAGGCCGCGGTGCTCGCGTCGCTCGATAAGGTCGAGATCCGCGACGAGGAAGATATCGGCCGCGTCGGCGACACCGCGCGCATCATCAAAACGATGCTCGACGTCGTGGAGGAAAAGCGCTCCGGGATCCTGGCGCCAGTCTATCAGGCGCGCGACGCGGTGAACGCCGCGGCCGACGACTGGACCAAGCCGCTTGTCGACGGCCGGCGCGAGCTCGGCGAGAAAGTCGACACCTTCCGCGCCGAGCAGCGGCGCCGCGCGCAGACAGAACGCGACGAGCAGCGCGCAGAGGAACAGCGCCGCGCGCAAGCGGCCGGCATCGAACCGCCGCCGCCGGAGCCGGAGCCCGAGGCGCCTCGCGCGTGGCGCGCGCCGGCGAAGGCCCGCGGCCCGATCGCGCGCGGCGACTATGGCGGCAAGGTCGGCGTTCGCGAGGTGAAAGAGCTTGCGATTGAGGATCTGTCGAAGGTGCCGTCCTTCGTGCTCGACAGCGACCCGGTGAAAGAGGCGATCCTCAAGGTTGCGCGCGCGTTCATCGACAAGGGGGTCAAGGTCGACGGGATCTCGGTCACCACCACCAACAAGACGAATTTTTCATAGGAGCCCCGCATGTCAGACAATCAACAAATCGCCGTTGTCCAGCCTCCCCGCCTCGCGCCGCCGGCCAACCTCGAGGAGCGCTATGGCGTCGATCCCGATCAGTGGGGAGTGCTGGTCGACGCGACATTCCCGGGCGCCAAGACGACACAGGGCGTGTTGATGGCGCTCGCCTATTGCAAGCAACGCAGTCTCGATCCTTTCCGCAAATGCGTCCACATCGTTCCTATCGACGTCACCGACTCCCAAGGGAACAAGCGCACGATCGAAACCGTGTGGCCTGGCATCGGTGAGCTTCGCGTCACCGCGCAGCGCCAAGGCGACTTTGCCGGGTGGGATGCGTGCGAGTTCGGCCCCATGATCGAATTCCGAGGCGAGGCCAGTGTCCAGAAATGGAAGGCCGGCAAGCCGAACGGGTGGGAAAAGGTGCAATGGCTCGGGCCGGTGCCCGAGTGGGCGCAGTTCACCGTATTCAAGATGATCCACGGCCAGAGGATCGCGCTGCCCGGGCCGAAGGTCTATTTCATGGAGACCTATTCCCCGGTCTCGCGATACAATCCCTCACCGAATGAGCGATGGACGCGCGCCCCGCGCCAGATGCTCGAGAAGTGCGCCGAAGCGGCGGCGCTCCGGCGCGCATGGCCCGACGTGTTCGGCGACGAGGCCAGCTTCGAAGAGATGGAAGGCCGTCACCTTCGCGCCGATCATAATGGCGGCGAGCCCTTCACCGCCGAAGAGCAGGCCGACAACCGGGCTGCGGCCGGAGCGCGGCCGACGCGCGCCGATTTCAAGGCGAAGCCGGCCGGCGGCGAGGCAAAGCGCGAAGAGGTGGTCGAGGACGGCCATTTCGAAGAGGTGGACGAAAATGCGGCCGCAAATGGCGAACAAGGCCAGTCGACCCCGGAAAGCGCGGAAAACGGCGCCTCGGATGCGGACGAAAATCTTAAACGCGGCGACGACAAGGCCGGCGAGACGCTGCCGAGCACGCGCGGCCAGTGGGAAGCATGGGTCGACGGCTTCCGCGACAATCTCGACGCGCGCGACACGGTTGACCAGATCGACCGGCTCGTTTCGGCGAACGAGCATCGCCTCGAGGCCGCGCCCGAGGATATTCAGGAGACCCTCTCGAAAGAGGTGAGCGCCAAGCGCGCGCAGCTTTCGAACGGTGCCGGCGACGCTTCGGGCGGCGATGCTGGCGATACATCGAAGCCCGAGGAGTAATACGATGAAAAAGAATGTTGTCGACGAAATGCGCCAGGCGACCGGGATGACCGAGAACGAGGCGCAGTCCGCATATGAAACGGTGGTCCACGCGATGCACGCGACCATCAAAAAGCATGGCGAGCTTCGCATCGCGCCCATCGGCACGCTCAAGAAGAGCTATCGCGCCGAGCGCACCGGCCGCAATCCCGCGACCGGCGAGACGGTGAAGATCGCCGGGAAAGACGTCATCAAATTCAAGATGGCGAAAAACGCCCTCTGACGATCCGGCCACCGATCGTCACCAGAAACAGGAGCCACCTATGAGCCTCGCACCATATCTCGACACACATAAGGCGATAATCGGCACGTCCGGCGCCGGGAAGAGCACCACGGCCCGCGAAGAGGTCGAGCAGCTTTTGAACGACAACCGGCATGTCTGCATCATCGACCCGACAGGGGTATGGTGGGGGCTCCGCTCCGCCGCCGACGGCGAGAGCCCCGGTTTCGATATCGCCGTGTTCGGCGGCGATCATGGCGACGTGCCTATCAGCGCCGGCCAAGGCGGCATCGTCGGCAAGATCATCGCCGGCGGTGTCTCCGCGGTGGTCGACGTCTCCGATATGAGCAGCGCCGATCAGCGCTTTTTCGTGCTCGAGATGCTCGCCGCGATCCGCAAGCATCGAGAGCGCGGCAATTTCCACCTCATCGTGGACGAGGCCGACGAGTTCGCCGCGCAGACGTCACGCGACAGCATCGGTTTCCAGTGCGAGGAGGCACTCGTCTGGACCGCCAAGCGCGGGCGCTTCTTCGGCTATGTCCTCACGATCATCACACAGCGCACCGCCGATATGTCCTGGTCGGTGCTCTCGCAATGTGTGACGATGGTGGTCCATCATTTGATGGCGCCGCAAGATATCGCCGTCGTCGACAAGTATTTGAAGGCGAACGCCGACAAGGAAACGCGGTTGAAGGTGCTCTCCTCCATCCCGAATTTGCAGACGGGTCAACGCTGGATATATTCGCCGAAGCTCAAGGTGCTTGAGGAGGGAATGACCCCTCTGCCGATCACCTTCGATAGCAGCGCGACACCGGCCGCCGGCGAGAGCGTCATCGAGCCGAAGAAACTCGCGGAGATAGACCTCGGCGAAATTCGCGAGCTGCTCGCTCCGCCCAAGCCAGAGCCCGAGGAGGAGAGGGCAGAGACGATCAACCCGGGCGGTGAGCTTCACGACGAAATCAACACGCTGCGCGAGGCGCTGCGCAACGCGGAGAGCGCTCGCGATTTCTGGAAAGGCGACCGCGATATCTGGAAAGAGAAATCGGAGACGTGGAAGAGCATCGCCCATCACCGCGGCTATGTGATGGCGGATATTCGCAAATCCTTGGTCGAGGACGGCTCGGTCTATTCGCTGCCGCAATTGAAGCTGCTCGGGCTCCTCTCTCCCGAGCAAGCCGAAGATCTCGCCGAGATGGAAGCGGAAGAGGCGCTCGAAGAGGTTGTTGTCGAGAGCTATCCTGTCGTTCCGCCGTCGATGCCGCGCCCTCTTCCTATGGACGAGCTTGCCAAGCGGCAGGGCCTCGGCGGCACCGACGTCGCGCCGCGGTGGATCGAAATTCTCGACGCGCTCGCATGGGCGCAATTGCTCCTCAAGATGGATGCAGTCGACCGAGCCGTCGTCGCTTGGATAAAGGGCTGTAGCCCGAAGAGCAGCGGGTTTGAAAACGACCTCGGCGCCATGCGATCGCGGGGGCTGATAACCTATCCGAGCGGCGGCACCGTCGCGCTCACCGACGTCGGCCGCTCGTTCTCGAAACCACCGAAGATGCCGCCGGCCGCCGACCAGCTTCGCAAGGTGGTGAAGGCCGCAATGGACCTCCAAAGCCCGAAGATATTCGAGGCGCTCGAGCAGCACGTCCCGAAGAAGGAAATTTTCGGGATGGTCACCTCCTGGCTCGAGCCTCGCCACGCCGCTCTCTTGGAGGCGGTGAAGGGCTATCAGCTCGCCAGCCGAGAGACGATCGCCGAATTCCTCGGGAAGAGCCCGAAATCGAGCGGCTTTGAGAATGACCTCGGCAAGCTGCGCACGCTTGGCCTGCTCGACTATCCGAAGCCAGGCTATGTCTCCCTCGGCAGGATCCTCGCATGACGCGCGAGGTCTCCGCCGATCACAACTATCTGTGCTGCGGCAAGCCTTGGGGCGGTCCCCATGCGGCAGATTGCGATACCGAGAGCGCCAAGTCCGCGCGCGCTCGTGAAGATGGCAAGCCCTGCCCCGCGATCGCTGCCGGATGGTGTCAGGCGCCGTGGCAATGCGCGCAACCTTGCACCGGCCGTGGAGGGCGCTCGTGGTGACGCGCGATCCCATCGGTGACCAGATGCGCCGGACGCGCGCTCGCACGGCCCTGTGGCGGGCGAGATCGAACCTCCGCGCCATGCGCAAGCCGTCGGTGCTCACCGTGCGGCTGGCGCGCCAACTCGACCATGAAATTCGCATGCTGGACGCGGAGATTTCCGAACACGTCCGCGACCAATGAAGGGATGAAAGCTTGAAACTGAAACCGGCAACCGAAGAGCACGTCATCAAACACGGCCACCTGTTCTGTGGGATCGGCGTTGGCGCGAAGGGCTTCAACCTCGCTCGCCCGCGCGTCGCGAACATCACCGGCCGATTCCAGTGCATCGGCGGGATCGACGTCG